TATAAAATTTATTATGGAAAATCTGGAAATAGAAAATTATTAAGAGATGATAAAAAATTATATTTAAGTTTATTATACTATACATCTCATTTGAATTTACTTAATAAAAATTTAAATAAATTATCAATGAGATTATATATATTAATTAATAATATTGATATTTATTGTCACAAGCATAATGTATTAAAATTTTGGAGAATAAATAAGGGTGAATTTAGTATTATTTGTGGAAAATGTGAACCCAAATATCCATCAATTAATTGGTTTAAAAAAACATATTGTGATAATTGGAATTATTATTATAATGAACGAAAAGAAAATGTTAAAATAAATAAAACAAATAGTATTGAATGGTTTCAACGTAAATTTGGTACTGAATTAGGAATTATAAAATATAAGGAACATGTAAATATTAAAATGAATAAATTATCAATATTAAAAGCAAATAGATATAGTAAAATTTCTCAAGAATTGTTTTGGAATATATATGATAATATAGATAATAAGAATAATATATATTTTACCGAATTAAATAAAGAATTTGTATTAAGAATACCAGAAAAATTTAATTATGATAAAACAGTAATGATGTTAGATTTTAAACAAAACAATAAAGTTATTGAATATAACGGTACTTATTGGCATTCGAATGATATTGATGATATTAGATATTCCATATTGAAAGATATGGGATTTGAAATTATGTTTGTAACTTCAGAAGAATATAATAGAAATAATAAAAATAATGAAATCATTAATAAATGTGTTAAATTTTTACAATGTTAATTAATACTGAATATGAAATATTAAATAATTCAGGAAATTTTGTGGATTTTTTGGGAGTGGAAAAATCGAACAAAAAAAATGGATTAAAAATAACTTTAGAAAATGATATGTCAATTATTGTTAGTGAAGACCATATATTCATTACAAATAATGTTGATATGTATGCCAAATCATTAATACCAAATGTTGCATATTTAACAACAACAGAAGGAGATTTTTATGTTAAATCTGTTGAACCGATAAATGATTGTGAATTTTATGATATTGTTGATAGCGAAGGGTGTGAATATTTTGCAAATGGAATCTTAAATCATAATTGTTCTTTTTTGGGGTCTGGTGATAATTTTATTGCTAAAGAATATTTAAAACGAATTGAAGAAAATGAAAAACTAATTCCAATTCGTCAAGAATATGTTGATGGTAATATGTGGATTTGGAAAGACCCTGAAGCAGGTGAAGAATATATTATGGCATTAGATGCCTCTCCGGGTCATGGAGAAGATAATTCAACAATAAATATACTTAAAACCATAGAAACTATTGAAGAAAAAATAATAGAAAAAGGTGGTAAAACAAAAAAAATTAAAATAAAAAGGCATAAAGTTGAACAAGTTGCTGAATATTATGGTAAAGTTACACCACAAATGCTTGCAGAAATAGCATATCAATATGGTAGAAAATATAATAATGCATATTGTGTTGTTGATATTACTGGTGGTTATGGTGTACAAAGTGTTGAAAAATTATTAGAATTTGGTTATGGTAATGAACATGTTCATTATGCTGAAGTAACACATAAACCAAGTAGAGATAGATTACAAGGATATATAAAAAAAGGTCAAAAAATAATGCCAGATGGTACAGTAATTAATGTTGATTTAATTCCTGGATTTTTTATAGGTAATAATCGTGCATCAGTTATTTTGGAATTACAAAGAGCTATTCATTTAGAAGATGTTATTATTAGGTCAATTAGATTATTAGAAGAATTAAAAACATTTGTAACTGTTGCTGGTAATAGGGTTGCAGACCATAAACGTACATTTCATGATGATTCAATTATGGGATTATCAATTGGTTTGTATGTTCTTAATTTTGATATGGCGAGATATAAACAAAGTAAAGGAATAACTGAACATATGCTTAATGCCATAATAACCAATAATGATATAAATGAAATGGGAAGAAAAATTGATATAAAAAACAGACCAATGATTTCACCTAATAGTGTATCACCATTAAATCCATATGGAGCAAATGCATGGTTATTTGATGGTATTAAAGATAAAAAGAAAATATAGTATGTATTTATATTTAAATGACTTTTTAAAAAAATCGAAGTATTTATAAAAAAATATAAAAAATTATAAAAATGGCTGAACCAACAAAAAATAAAGGAACAATATATCAAGAACTTAATAAAATGATGAATCTTGATGGTTTTGGCTTTCAAGATAATCAATCTACAAGTGTAATGCTACAAGCATCTACACCACCACCTGAAAGAGCAAAAATAATAATTAAAGGTAATAGTCCTGAAGAAATTCAAAAAAAGGGTTTGGAGTTGGAACAAAAAAGAGAACTTCAAAATAAATTTTTTAGAACAACTGATAGGGGTTTTCAAAAAGCACTTCAATATGAAGCAGCAAGACTACCAGCATATATTGATTATGAGGGTATGGAATATTATCCAATTATTAGTAGTGCATTGGATTTATTTATGGAAGAAGCAACTACTATTGGTTTAAATGGTAAAATGTTAAATATATATTCTAACAAAGAAAGAATAAAAATGTTGTTGGAAGAATTTTTCTATGATATAGTAAATGTTAATGTTAATTTACCTTTTTGGGTAAGAAATACATGTAAATATGGAGATAATTTTGTATTACTTTATGGCGAACGTAAAAAAGGTATTACACATGTAAAGCAATTGGTAAATTATGAAATTGAAAGGTTTGAAAGAATTCAAAATGGTAAACCACTGGTTAAATTTAAAGAAAGAATGACTGGTGATGAATTTAATGTTTTTGAAATAGCTCATTTCAGATTACTTGGTGATGATAAATATTTACCATATGGTAGTTCGGTTTTAAATAAAATACGTAGAGTGTTCAGACAACTTGTAATGGCTGAAGATGCTATGCTTACATATCGTATTATCCGTGCTGGTGAAAAGAAGGTATTTAAAATAGATGTTGGAAATATTGATGAAGATGATATTGAAGAATATATTTATAAAGTTGCAACTAAATTCAAAAAAACTGCACAAGTAAATCCGAATGATGGTCAAATTGATTATCGTTTTAATATACTTGGTAATGATGAAGATTATTTTATTCCTGTTAGAAATGCAAATACTGAAACTGGTATTGATACACTTCCCGGTGCAAGTAATTTAGATGCTATACAGGATATAGAATATTTAAGAGATAATTTATTTATAGGTTTAGGTATTCCAAAACCCTTTTTATCATTTCAAGATTCTGCTGGTGCTGGTAAGAATATGGCACAATATGATATTAGATTTTCTAAAAAAATAAATCGTATTCAACAAGCCATAATTCAAGAATTGAATAAAATGGCAATGATTCATTTATATTTATTAGGATATACTGGTGAAGATTTAAGTAGTTTCACTCTTACACTTACAAATCCAAGTACTCAACAAGAATTATTGAAATCTGAATTAATGCGTGATAAAGCACAAACATATACAGAATTAACTCGTGCTGAAGGTGGTATTGCAGCTATGTCACATACTACCGCTAAACGAGTACTTTTCAATATGACTGATAGAGAAATTGTTGAAGATTTGAAACAACAAAAAATGGAAAAGGTTGTTATGCAAGAACTTCAAGATTCTCCAGTTACAATTAAAAAATCTGGTTTATTTACTGATATTGATAAACGTTTTGGTTCACCAGAAGAAGGAATGTCAATGTCTGGTACTACTGGTGGTGAAGCTGGTGCTCCACCTATTGGTGGTGCTCCTGCTCCAACAGGTGGAGCATTACCTACTGGTGGTGCTCCTGCTCCAACAGGTGGAGCATTACCTACTGGTGGTGGCGCAGGTGCTGGTGCTCCACCTATTGGTGGTGCTCCTGCTGGGGGGGGTGGTGCTGAAGCAATGATGGAAAATAAAGAACCTAAATTAAGTGAAGAAGAATATAATAAACATATTGAAAAATTAGTATATGGTAGTAGTAAAGAAACAGAAATTAAAAAAGAATCAGAACATACACAAATTATTCAAGAAAACAATAAAATTAATGATTCTTTGAATAACAAAGCATTAGATATGATTAATGAAATAAATAATTTATTGGAAAATCGTGAAAGTATAAACACTGGACAAAAAATTATTGAAATACAAGATACTGAAATTATGGATATTGAGAACATTGATTTACCCGAATAATTTAGATGTATTATTTATATATTGTACGATAATAACATTTATAACTAATTAGAGTATTTATTATAAATCGAATTGTATCATATGAAAAATGCCAATATAGGAATTGTTAATTTGATAATTTCAAATAAATTAAAAGATTCATATTTCAATAATAAATTTATTGAAGAATCTAAGAAAATTGCTTTTGATTTTCTTGATATAATTAAAAGTTCTCCAATTTTAGAATTAGAATTTAAAGTGTTTAATAATATAGAAAATAAATGTATTGAAAGTGATATTGCTGCAACTCGTTATATAGATAATAATATAAAATTATTTGAAGTTTATACAATTCAAGAAATTGATAAAGAACACGAAAAATTAACTTCATTATATGAAGAAGTTCCCGCATTTTATAGTCAAATAGAACAAGATAAACTTAAATTATATGAAGCAATAGATAATCTAATTAGAGAATCTCTTCAAGATTATGATAATATTAATGTTGATAATATACATGAATCATTTACTTTAGTTTTAAATCATATAAAAACACCAAGAAAATCATTAATTGAAAATGTTGATGTGAAACCTATTAATGAAGATGTTATTGAAATTGCAGTAAATAAATTTAATGAAAAATATGAATCATTAAATGAAGATGATAAAAATTTACTTACTACTCTTATTAAATCAAATGATAGTGAAAAACAAGCACTTCTTGAAACTTATAGAACCGAAACTCTTACAATTTTAGAAAGTATAAATAAAGATAATACTAAAGATAGCGTTGTAAAAGCTATTCAAAAAATAAAAGAAATGGTTTATAAGCAAAAAGATGTTGATGATAATATTATCAGTTTATATGAACTAAAAAAAGAATTACTTTAAGTTCTAAGATTTGTTTCATCTACTTCAGCTTTATATGAATCAAAAGGTAAATTCATTCCCAAATCATCATAGCCAAAATATCCATGAGGATTACCACCTTTTTGTGTTGGTTTTTTACCGAGAAGATTAAATATTCTTAATACATAATTAACACCTTCTAATTCATAACCAGATTTATATTTTGCTGCTTTTTGTATTGATGTGCTATATGAGGGGGTACAAAGTCCTTCACCTCTACTATAACCAAATAATGTACTACTTGTAATACCTTTAGTATATTTATCTGAAATATATTTTAGATATACAAATTGTGCTTTAATCATTATTTCAGGATTATTACAAATATTTTGATGTCCATATGGTCTATTTCTACTTCCTAATGGTTTATCGACACGAAATGTATCCATATCCATTGTATTTCCAGACCAACCAACAGTAAGTGCATTTTTTTCAGCTTGTGTAAAATTACTATTATTTATAATCATACTATATACTGTTGTTGCAATAAATTGATTAATTCCTGATGCAGTACTTGTTAGAGGATAATTCCATAATTTATATCCAGATTCTGCATATGCTTGTGCTGCTATTACATTTGGGTCCATTTGATATTGTTGTCCATATTTATTAAACCATACAATAAGTGCTTCACCTAATTCTTGATTAGTTTTAATTAATGTTCCATTATATTTTGCTTGAGAATACCAGACTTTTGATGGTGATGTTTCAGGATAACAATAAGGTAAAGAACCTTCATTATTTTTACCATTTAATAATGAAGAACCAATACCTTCGCATACACTGCGAATAAATGCTTTACCTTGTTCTGTTATTGATGTAATTGCCATATTATATTAGTTTAAATGTATACATTGAATTATATTGCGTTTGTGGATAATTTGTTAAAAGTGCTCCTTGTACAATTTGACCAGCAGATAAATTACTAATATCTTCATCAATACCTACAAATGCTACTGGATTTAGTACACGAGGTACAGGATATTTTAATATTTTAGTTCCAGAAAATTCAGTCATCATTTTATTTGCAGTAATTGTATGTTCAACACTTAATATAATATAAGCACCATTAAATAATGGAACGTTTTCAATTTGAAAATATTGTGTGGGTTGAATTGTTGCATTTCCCATAGAAGTAATTGTTGCTTTATATGACCTATTTTCATATAAATTATAAAGATTTTGACCTTTTGGTGTTGGTGCATCTATTTTATTATCACCAGCAAGTCTTGCAAGTATATTAATTGATTCATTTGTATCTGTATATTCTTTACTATCAATTTTTATGTTAGTAAACATTGATTGATTTTGTTCACCAAATCTAACTCTAAATGCACGTACTTGTCTAAATTGAAAATTTGAATTTATTTCTTGTTCTTGTTTGGTATCATTTGGAGTTGTATTGAAATCCTTAACTTGTGGATTACTTAAATCAATAATACCATCATTTATAAATCCATTGGTTTCTGAACTTGATGTTGATGGATAGCTCGATGAACCACCTATATACATACATACAAAAGCACTTGATGGATTTAAGGCAGGAACTCCTGTAAGTATTTTAAATGAATCTTCCCAATTAGCGGGATTATCAAATGACATAAAATTTTGAAGTGGAAAAAATTCGAAACCATTTGCTGATAATAATTGTGATAATACACTAAAAACAGAAACATTAGTATCTTCAAACAATTGTGGAAGTAATTCTGCATTAATTATTGTATCACCAATAGGATTCATTGCTCTATCAACAAATACAAATGAATCTATTAAGTTTTTTCCTGCATCATTATATGGATATCCTTTAATTGTTTCTGTAGGACTTGTTAACCATTTATCATTTATATTTTTAAAAGAATAATATGTTTGTGTTATAATGTCAACATCACCCTTTATTTTATCTATTTTATTTTTTTCTTCTTTTGTTTTTTTATTCATTGCAAGAAGTTCTTCATTTAATTTTACAAAAAAAATGTTAAAAAAACTATTATCTAATTTTTGATATATTTTATTTGTTTGTCTTGTTGCAAGTGATGTATATCCAGCATTATATGTTGTTTTCTTTTCAAAAGTAAGTTCACTAAAAACAATAATATTTTTTCTAAAAATTAATGAATTAAGTACATCAGGATAAAAATATCCAATAGCACTTGTAGTAGTATTTGTAGATTTTGGATTCAAATATATATCATATGCAATATTTAAATCATTATAATAAGTATTTAAAGCATTATCATATGTATCATTACCATAATTTATTGGTAATGGTAAGTCTTTTACTTTCTTATGTACTTCATTATATAGATTATTAACATTATTTAATAATGCAGGAAAACCTAAAGAATCATTATAATAGTTATTAAATGCTTCTTTAAATTTTGCTTTATCTTTTACTGATAAATATAATTTAACATCATGCAAATCTGCTGCAATAAAATTACCACCATTAGGTAAATATTGACCAACGTCATTTGTATAAAAATCTATAATTGTATTAATCCAAGGAACATATGTATCACCACCTTCGATTGCATCAATTAATGCTCCAATATATAATGGTAAGTATGTTGGAACTTCAATTACTGCTGGTGTGGTGAATACTAATTCATTTAAGCCATTAGGAAATAAATTAAAAGGTCCTAATGCAAATCCAAAATTTGATATCAATAATAATGCACTTAAACGTGCATTATTTGGATATAAATTGATATTAATTATTTTATTATATATTAATTTATCAACAGAATTTTCTATAGATTTTTCAATATTTGTTACTCTAAATGATAAACAATCTCTCCATACATCAACAATACTTGTAGCATTTTCAAGATTACCACTGGCATAAAAATGTGAAGAATCACCAAATGTGTTACCATTTGCTAATGAATTATTAAATGTTGTTATTACATCACCATTATTTATAATTGCTGCTGTAACTAAACCACCTAAATATCTTGATTTATATACAGTATTGTCATTAGTAAAATCACCATCTTTATCTTCAACATCTTTAATATATAATACATTTTCTTGAGTAAAGTTATACCAAAATTCACGAGGACTGCCAACAAATAATGTTTTATACCAAGGACCTTCTACACCAGAAGTAAATTTATCAATAGGATTATTTGTATTTTGAGTATCATTTGCAGTTCTCATAATAATAGGAGATGGATATAAATTAATTCCTTCAAAACCAATATTATTTTTATTTACATATACAAGTCCATTTGTATCATCTGTTGGTGTTATTGGAAATTCTTTTACTCCATTAGGAATATTATTTAAATTATATAAATTAATACCATTTTCAGAAACTTTTGACATATCATTATAAAATGTAACAAGTCCATTAGTTTTTGCATAATTTTCTATAGAACTTTTTACAGCATCAATAAAATCTGGATTTGATTGTGTTCCAAGTGATGCAGCTAAATTTGCTGCTTCTGAAGCTGCATATAAATTAATATATTGATTAGTTACATCATTATTATTTACATATACATTAGGAATTGTACCTTGAGATAATATGTAATACCTTCTTAATAAAATTTGATAAATTTGTGTTAATTTATCGGAAGAAGAATTAATTGTTCCAATATATGGACTTACTGGAGATGCACCACCAAGTATTGAGTCAAATGGGGATACTGGTATCCACTTATAACTACCATCATCATTTTGTTCGGCTCTCATATCAAGTTGTGCTTGAATATTGTGTTGTTTTTGGAAACTATCAATAAAATTTTGTACAAGTGTTAATTCGGGAAAATCAGCACCTTGTTTTTGTAATTCAATTGGTGCAATTCTTTCTTCTTTTGTACCACCAGCTACTTGAGATTGTCGAATAACTAATGGAAACGAATAAATTTGTTGTAAATTATCCGCATATAATTTATTACCACCAATAATTGTTTTATCTGGAATTCTATTATGATAATTTTCTGCTAAATTTGATGTATCTCTGAGCGTATCAAAAAAGGTATCAACATCATTTAAAATTATTTTAAATATATTATATACAGTTGGTATCATGCCTAAATCATTGATAACAATATCATTGACTTTATTGTTTATATCTAATGCAAGGTCATTTTTTTGTTTATTTAAATTAATATTTGTTTTGTATAATTCAGTATAATAATCAGTAATATCAAGCATAACATATCTTGTTGATTGATATGTTCCTGATTCTATATTATATTTACCATATTTATAAACAGCATTTGGAATGTTTTTATTTGTTATTGATACTGGTTTAATAAGACTATCACGATACGCATTTAAAGTATTTATTAATCCATTAATACGACTTACATTTGCAGTATATCCAGTACTTGCATCAGGTGTCGGTATATTAGTTCCTGCAACATATCCAATACATAATCTCATATTTGAATTAATTTCAGTTCCAGATGTTGATTGTTTTTTTAACATATCATCAAATTGATTCAAATTATTAATTTCTTGATAATCAGAATTTTGATTTGGTTGCGTTGTTGGAATTTGTTTTGCATTAGGTACTATGGATTGTACCATTTGTACTATTAAATGTATTTTTCCTTTACTTATTAATTTATCATTTTTATTAAATTCATTTATTGTTAGTATTGCATTATTAATTTCGGTTAATTTATTAAGTACTACATCATAATCATGACTTACTGGTTGTGCCTTAAATTTTTTATCAATATCTGAATATAAATTTCTTAATTTAATTATTAATTCATATGTAGTTCTTGGTGGATTTTTTGCTTCAGGATTTATTGATTCATTATGCGTAATTAATGGTACATTTACAATATATCTAAATAATATATCGCTTAATGGCGCAAATGTCATTGCAACAAAATCAGCATTAATTATAAAATTACCATTTTCTGCTTGAAATTCTGTTGTATATTTAACGAGATGTAATTTATATGTTAATGCTTTACCATAATATCCTTTAACTGTTAACATGAACATTGGTGGTGGAAAATCAAATAATGCTCTATATGGTGAATTTTTAGTATTAAAAAATGATAATCCTCTTATATCTACAAATTGAATAGTAACTTGTGGGACATAGGATGAATTAACTGTTATTTTAATACTGGTAATACCAAAACTTTCAAGAACATCTTTATTACCCATACTACCGTCATAATAATTTGTGGTAAAATTTAAATAATCGGGATTATCAGATGTTTTATCTTGATTTGGTCCCATTAAATTTATTTTTTTACCATTATCACTTGTTACTGTTGAATTAATAATAACTGACCTTCCTTTACTTACCGCAGTTAATTCTGCAAAAATAAACATATCTTGATATTGTGGTATACCATTAACGAATGGAACACCATCAATTAAATTATTATTTATATTTATATCATTAGGTTCTACAAGAATTACATTACCATTAATAATTGAATGTGCACCTTTTGTTATTGTAGGGTCATTTACCATCTATCAATTTTTTATATAAATACAGAATAACAAAAAATATAAAAATTAGTAAAGACAATCGAGTTATTTATACTATTTATTAGAAAACGAAAATGATGTTATTTCAATCAATATTATTACAAGTGCAAATATGGCAAAATATATTTTTTTATTTATTTATTGTTTCAGGAATATTATTTTTTCCAATAACATTGGTTATGATGAGAGCATTAAAGAAAAAAAGTGCAGAAATAAAATTAATACAACAACAACATGTTGCAAAGGTTGATATTATCAGAAAAGAACATTCAGATACTTTAGAAAAAATTAGAATTGAAATGCTTAAGCGTGAAGAAGAAAGAAATCGTCAATGGATGGAATCTGAAAAAGAAACATTACATGTATTAAATGGCGTTTCAATATTATTAGATTTAAGTGAAAAAATTGGTAGAGTAGAATCTGAAAAAATCTTAAAAAAACTTGATGAAATTCAATTGCAAGTAAGAAAAATAACAATCCCAGAATAATCCTTATGTTTTATGCAAAAAAAATTAGATAAACTCAAGGAAATTAATTTATTGCTTAATAATATATTAGCAGAATTAGAAACTCAGATATTTATTGAAAATACAAATGATTATAAAGAAAATATAATTAAAGAAGAAAAACCTAAAATAGCTGTTGAAATAAAATAGCATTTGAAACTATTTATATAAAAGACATTTAATAATGAGTATGATATTTCCTTTAAACGAAAGTAAAATAATACAAGCAGGTCAAACAGGATTTGGGATTCTTATAGAACATGACGCAGGATATATTAGTTCTGAAATTAATAAAGATATTCTTAATGAAAATTTTGAACTTAAACCTAATGAACCAGTTTTAGTTAATTGTATATTACAAAAATGGGGTGTTAAAAACAAAAATGGTCGAATTTATCCCAAAGATGTTTTAATACCACAAGTTAAAATATATCAGGAATTAGTTAATACAAATAGTGCAGTATCAGAAGCAGACCATCCCGATTGTGTGCAAGCATCTAATTCTCAAATACTTACAAAGAGTGGTTGGAAATGGTTTAAAGATATTTCAGACAATGAAGAAATTTTAACACTTAATATAGATACTAATCAAATTGAGATTCAAAAAATCGATAAAAAAATATATATGCCATATGAAGGCAAAATGTATAAATTTTTGGGAACTAATATTGATTTAACGGTTACTGCAAATCATAGATTTTTATTAGAAGATTCTAAACGTAAACAAGAATATTATTATGCTAAAGATATTTATGATAATAAAAATAATATTTTATCGTCAGGTAAATATAAAATATTAAAAACTGCTAAATGGAATGGTCAATATTTGGAATATTTTACTTTAAACGGTGTAAATAAAAATACTTTAAGTTTTAACTATAAACATGACTTAATCGAAAAATACACAAAATCAATAAATATTAAATCTGAAGATTGGTTTGCATTTATAGGAATATATTTAGCTGAAGGTCATTGTGGTGGAACTAAATCAAATCAATATAAATTAAAGGGATACGATGTTGTTATAACACAAAAGAATATTGAAAAGAAAATAATAATCGAAAATTTATTAAAAAAATTACCTTTTAAATATTGGAAGGATGAACATAATGATGGTAAATGTCAATATCACATAAATGATGCTAGATTATATGATTATTTATATGTTTTAGGTGATTCATTTAATAAATATATTCCTATTGAATTAAAACAAGCATCTTCCGATTTATTGAAAATATTGTTTAGATGGTTTGAATTAGGTGATGGAAGATTAATAAAAAATAAAACTATCAATAAAATACGTAAAGAATCAGTTTTTTCGATATCAAAACAATTAATTGAAGATTTACATGAAGTTTTAATTAAGATTGGTGGCTGTGGTAATATTACTACTTATCAACCAAAAGATAGAGAAATTATTGACCATAAAATATTAAAAAGGGAAATGATTCTTTCTGATGGTACTGTTGAGTATATTACTGAAGACGCAAATAAAAAAAGATTAATTAAATTAGAAAATAGTCATTTACAATATAATTTAAATATTTCAAAAACAAAACATATTTATTTAGATAAAAGAAGTATAAAAATAAGTGAAATAAATTTCGATGATAATATTGCTTGTGTAAGAGTAAAAAATGGAAATTTTTTAATTAAAGTAAATGGTAAATCACATTGGACAGGTAATTCCAGTATCATATCACTTCAAAATATTTCTCATATGATTACTAAAATGTGGTGGGGTACTGGTGAACAAGAAAATGTGTTATATGGTCAATTAAAAATAATTGTTAGTCCCGGATATATTAGATATGGTGTTGTTTCTGTAATTGGTGATAAAATTGTTTTGTATTTGCAAAACAAAATTAAATTAGGAATTTCAAGTCGTGGTGTTGGAACACTTAAAGAAATAAATGGTGAAAATTTAGTTCAAGGAGATTTTGAATTAATTGGTTTCGATTTAGTTTCAACTCCAAGTACTCCGGGTGCATATTTATTTCCAGAAAAACGTGGTGATAAAAGTTTTGGTGAGAATTATATAAACAAAAATGGTATTCTTATTAAGGAAGAAGAAGGTAAAATAATAAAAGCAATTAATAATTTCTTATTATAAAAAAGACTTACAAATAAGAATTTTAGTATGTAATTACACTTTTTCGTAAAGAGAATGTATTTATATAAAAATTATGGTATTAGTTACGACATTAATAATATGAAAGACGATAAGAAATCATCGATAATCAAAGAAGCATTAACTGATTATAATGCAATCAAGGAATCTGCGGAAGCTAATGCTAAACAAAAATTAGCTGAAGAATTTCCTGAAAAGTTTAATAACTTATTAAAGGAAGAATTACAAAATAAAAATAAAAAAACAAAAGAGTCATATAAAAAACTTGACGAAACAAAAGAACCTATAGTTGTAGGTGAAACCGAATCAAATAAAGAATCTGATATGAAAAAAGAAGTAAAAGAGACCAAAAAGGTTGAAGAAATTGCTGGAAAAGATGGTGTATTCACAGAACCAGCAAAAAAAGTGGCAAAAGTTGAAGAAGATGTAAAAATCACTGATACTGTAGGCAAAAGTGACCCTTATAAAGAAAAAGCAAAGGGTGTTCAAAAAGTCGAAGAAACTGCTGGTGACGGCAAACCTTTCGATGAAAAAGCAAAAAAACCACTTCAAACTGAAGAATTTAACATAACAGAACTTGATGTTGATGGAGTAGGTTCTGCTTTAGAAGGTGCAGGAAATGAAGATGAAGTCATTACAATGGATGAAATCGAACAAGAAATTTCAACTATGCAAGGACTTGGTGAGGAACTGAAAGGTATCGCACCAGAATCACCTTCATATATGGAAAAAGGCAATAAAGGAATTGCATTTAATCAATTAGTTAATATGAGAAGTCAAATTGATGAAATGATTAAATCAATGGGTAATAATATGGAAGAAATGCATGCTGGTGGTGCAACTGATGGTGCTCAAACTTATGGCACTGACAGTCAAATAAATACACAACACGCACAAGGTCCTACTGATAAACTTATTGACGAAAAAAACATAGAAGAAATGCACGCTGGTGGTGCAACTGATGGTGCTCAAACTTATGGCACGGACAGTCAAATAAATACACAGCATGCACAAGGTCCTACTGACAAACTTATTGATGAAGAACCAATTACTGACAAAGACGTTGAAGCCGTATTAGGTGGTAGTGGTGTTTCAGAAAGTGAAATTGAAGAAAGTAAAACACAAACACTTGCAAATATGAAAAAAGTAACAGCAACTATACCCGGTAAAGGATATAGAGATACTGCTGCAGCAAACAAAATGCGTAGTGGTCTTCAAACCGAATCTGATAAAAAACTTGGTGGTTTAATTGATGAAAATAAGAAATTAACAAAACAATTAAATGAAACTAAGAAATACAAACAATCAGTAACTACATTAGTGGAACAATATAAATCTGCATTGGAAAAATATCGCAATCAATTGAAAGAAATGGCAACATTCAATACCAATTTGGCTCATGTAAATAACCTTTTGGTAAATGAAACATTGGCATTAACGCAAGATGATAAAATTAAAATTATCAATGAATTTAAAAAAATTGATACAATTGCTGAATCACAGAAAAAGTATAAAGCAATCCTTACTGAAATGAAAGGTAGCCGTAAAACTTTAACTGAAAACATTGAAAACAAAGTATCTGCTTCGATACAACCGTCTTCAAAACAAAAACTTGATGAAGTAGTTGAAAAAACGGCATACGAAAATAATGAACACATTAATAGAATGAAACATTTAATTGAGTATGTAGAAAAATCAAGAAGCAAAAAAATAATTAATTAAAAAAAAATTAAATAAATAAATAAAATGGGATTTTTAATGGAATCTGCGGAAGTTGGTAATATTGGATTAAAACAACTCCGTGAACAAAGAGAAATAACTACTAACAGATGGGAAAAAATCGGTTTGTTAGAAGGTTTGGAAGGTAACGTAAAAGAAAACTGCGCACAATTGTTTGAAAATCAATTGTCACATATGATTAATGAATCAAGTGATTCTTCTTCAAGTGGTCAGTTCGAAACTGTTGCATTCCCTGTAATCCGAAGAGTATTTGCTAAATTGTTAGCAAATGATATCGTGTCTGTACAAGCACTTAACTTACCTATTGGTAAATTGTACTATATTAACCCAAAAACAAGTGTTAGAGTAGATAGCTCTACTACAACAACCACTCCGGGTAATTTACACACATCACCAGACGGTGCTTATGGCAACGCTGCTGAAAAACCAACCACAAGTTTAACACAATTTGAAACACGTTCATTGTATGATGCATTCTATGCAACTTCATATAACGATGAAGGTACTTCATTATTTGACCGTTCAAAAGGTACAATGAGTGTAGCTACTGGTGCAACTACAGTTGCAGCATTCACACTTGGTACTGACAAATTTGCAACAATAACACTTAGCGGTTTTTCAACTACTAATGATGGTAAATTAATCGGTCCTGCTGGTGTTCAGATTGATACTGAATCTTTCCTTGCTGGTTTACATATCATATCAAATAAGACTTTAACCGCACCTGCTCCTTATGCAAGTGAAACTATTGTAGCTGGTAATCCTATTCCTTTCAACGTAAAAGTTCAGAAATATGGACAAGGTATTGTTAATAAATTAGGACAAATTGTTTTTGTTGTTGACCTTCAATATCCGGGCGCAAATGGTTATCAACCATTGTCTGGCACAACTGGCACAACTACATTTAAAGCAATTTATAGAACTTACAGCGACCTTGAAGAAGATTCAAGAATGGCTGAAGTAACTTTCGTACTTGACCAAGTAACAGTATCTGTAGAAACACGTAAAATGCGTGCTATGTGGACACCTGAATTGGCACAGGACGTTAGTGCATTCCATAACATTGACGCTGAAGCTGAATTAACAGCTTTATTGTCAGAACAAATGGCTGCTGAAATTGACCGTGAAATTCTTCGTGATTTACGTAGAGGTGCTGCTTGGACTGCTCGTTGGGACTATAACGGACTTCGTAAAGGAACTAACACTTACTATGGTGTACAGAAAGACTGGAATCAAACTTTGGTAACAAAGATTAACCAAATTTCTGCTCAAATCCACAAATCGACATTGCGTGGTGGTGCATCATGGGTAGTTGTATCTCCTGAAGTAAGTGCAGTATTCGATGACCTTGAATATTTCCATGTAAGTAATGCTGCTCCTGAACAGGATAAGTATAACATGGGTATTGAAAAAATCGGTACTCTTAGTGGAAGATATTTAGTATATCGTGACCCTTATTCACCAGCTAATACAGTATTAATTGGTCATAAAGGAACAAGTATCTTGGAAACAGGTTACATATATGCTCCATACGTACCAATGCAGTTAACTCCTGTAATGTACAATCCATTTGACTTTACACCGATTCGTGGTATCATGACTCGTTATGCAAAGAAAATGGTATTGAACAGATATTATGGTAGAATTTACTGTGATGGTTTACAGACATTTGGAATTGGTGACTTACAGTAATCAATTAAGTAATAAATAAAGAAAAAAGGGATTGAATTCAATCCCTTTTTTTATTTATATTGAAGTATTTATAGCAATAATAGTAATACTATGAAAAAATTATATTTTTTGTTATTTTTAATGTTTATTCCAATTTTAACATTAAAAGCACAATCTTATGATAAAAAAATTGTTTATGATACTCTTGGTACTTGGAGTAATGTGGCAGTGGATAAATCTATAGATAATGTATATGTAGATAAAATTATTATTTCATCTTATATAACAAAACAAAAAGTTTTAACATATGCTAATTATAATATTACACAAAAAACAGTAGCTAATTTACCTAAATATAGATATGAATTAGTTTTAATTAGTGAATCAAAAAGAAATAATATTTTAGTAAAGACATGGATATATAATGCAAAAGTATTTATTAATGACATTGAAGTTACACATGAACAATTTCCAAATGGATTTACTGCAATAATTGATACTAAACCAACAATAATTTACTGGTATGAAACAAGCAATGATACAATTAATATTAAAATTTCTTGGGAAAGTTCTAATTATTTTCAAAATAAATAAAGAAATAATGAGAAAGAAAGTAACTACAACAGATATAAATACTAAAGTACAAATAAATGCAAATACTCAAATAGTGTTTACTTTAAAAAGTTTTTTTGCTACAATAGGTACAATATTAGGAATTTTCTATGGGTTTTATCAAATTGTTATAGTACCAAAAGTTGATAATACTGAAAAGGTTTATAGCAAAATGTTTGAAGACCAAAAATCACAAAATCAAATATTTTATGATAAACTTGGTAATATTAATTCTTCGATTGGTTCATTAAATGCAACGATTGAAGCAATGAATAAAGAAAATCAAAATCACGAAAAACCTATTGCTAATACTGGCGGTTCACTTGGAAGCAATATGGGTGCAAACACTAAATAATAATTTATTTTTCCTGAATTTCGATTACTTTAATTAAAGTAAATCCTTCTGCAATTTCATTATATTTATCAAGTCTTTTTTTCATTATTTCATAAGTACTTAATAATGTTTCTTGAATTGTATTTGCATCAATATCAAATATTTTACATTTATTTTCACTAAATGTCACCCATTCTTGATTATGAGGTTTATATTGACCATAAAAATATAAATGTTCTGCTTCTGGATTGAATTTTACAACAATCCTTTGATTTTCTTTTCTTTCGATTTTAACTTTCCATTCCATATTATAATTTATTATTTTTCATCTGTCCAATTTCTATCAAATATTAGTTCAAGTTTAGCTCTTGTATAAGCCACATATTCAAGGTTTTTTTCTTGAATATATTGCCAAGATTTAACATTTTGTAACGGTAATAAATCAGGTCTGATTATAAAAACTCTATTAGCTTCTAAACCTTTGATTTTATGTACAGTACTTAAACAAATTCCTTGTATTTCATCAGTAAATATTGTTTTTATTTTATATTTTAAATCAATAATACTATCAGAAAGTCTGGCTAAAAATAATAATGTCATCACCTTATCTTCAAGAGCAGTATATCCACTATGTTCATTAGGATTTAATATTCCTTCTGACATTAAATCACGTCTAAATGTTGCTAATTCTTTTTCCCAGAATTTAATTAATTTATCAATATTATTAATTTTACCAATTAATTCAATAAGATGTACACCAATATCAGAGCCTTTAATAATTGCTTTTCTATGTAGTGTAAGAAATTCAAAAAATAGTTTTACTAATGGCATTGTAGTTCTACATAATACAAAATCACCACTTTGCGCTTCAGTAATTACATTACCATCTCTTACTATACCATCAGGGGCATTATCTAATGCTTTAATATCAGGAACAATTTCTTGTGCTTTTTTTATCACATTTTTTGAACATCTAAATGATACTGAAAGTGGAAGTATTTTTGTATTTGGAAATTTTTCAAACCATTCGAAAGACTTGTCATCTGCTGCGTTGAAACCGTAGACCCCTTGGAAAAAATCTCCGACACTAATTAATCTACCAATAATTTTTCCATTTGTTTTATCTTTTTTTAATATTTTTTCAACAATTTTAATTTGGCATCTATTTAAATCCTGTATTTCATCAATAAAAACATAATCTTGAGGAAACATCCAAATACTATTATCAACAGCAGGTAAATATATCATATCTGTATAATCAAATGTTTTTCTATCTATTGTCATTTCATCCAAGACTTTTAATACTCTTTTAATATCTTTTGGTTTATTTATTGGAATATCATATCTTTCGGAAATATATGGAATATATTCTGATTTTGTAGTAAGTGTTAATCTACATAAATTAGCGAGTTTTTTTATGTTATTTAAATAAAATCCAATTTCTTCTTCATCTTTAAATTCATCATGTAATTCCCAACTTTTTGATTTTTTTAATATTATCTTATCTGCTTTAAATTCATCAAATTGAATTTTATCACCATATTTTCTTTTAATTGCTGAAGTACCAAGACCATAAGTAGTATAACATCTAACATATTCAGGTAGTTTGGTTTTTAATTCTTCTTGAATATGTTTATTAAATGCTAAAAACATAATATTTTTATTTTGTGGTAGTAATTTAACTGCTTCAACAATAGTTGAGGTTTTTCCACATCCTGCGAAGGCTTTAATAAGTATATTTTCGGGTCTTTTTTTTGTAAAAAGAAAAATTCTTTCTTGTTCTGGTGTTGGTTTATGATTCATATTAAGAAATTATTTTAAATTTTTCGAGAAATTCTAATCTTTCCCTTACAAAAATTTCAATTGAATCAGAATTTTTTCTTTTACCACAATATAATATCATTAATTGACCGTCATTAATATTTGTTGCATTAATTACATTATCATTAATTATTAAATATTTATTTCCAGTTTTTTTATGTCTCGCTTCCATTATTTGTTAATTCTTTCCAATTTTCATTTGTTATTCCACCTTGTAGTTCATAAATTATATTATTTTCAAGCACAAGAACTCTTAATCCTTCTTGTCTTGTGTAAATTTTGTCATTATAATGAATATATTTTTCATTTAATTCATCTCTCAATTTAATGGTTTCAACCATTACATGATATTTTTTCTTTAAAATTAAATCAAAATCACCAATACTTTTCATATTATTCCATAATATCTCAGCTATTTCATCACCAATTTGTCCAAGCAAATTGATGCTTGTTTCAATTACTTTAGCTGCTTCCTTATCAAATTCTGTACTTCTACGACCATATACCTCTTGAAGTATATATCGTGCTAATTCGATGGCAAAGAATTTATCTTCAGGTCTATGTTCATAATCTTGTGATAAATCAATACAAGGTCTCCCCTGTTCATTTAATTTGATTTCATATTCAATATTATACATATATGTTTTAATCTTGAGTACCACAAATATATAACAATCTTTTGAGATTAAAATGTTTTTTTAAAAAAAGTTTTTAGTATTTATATCAAAATACTATTATGGCATTAATTACAACAGTAGATAAAAATAAATTATATCTTAGAGTTAAACATACATTAGGGTATCCATTACGACCATTTGAAATTAAAGATGAAATGCTAGATTCATATCTTGAAATGGTTGTTGAAGACTATTCTGCATTAGTTAATACTTGGTTAATAGAACAGCAATGGATTGGATTAGAAGGTCTTAGTAAAGAAAATAGTGATTTTCTTAGTGCTTTTACTACTAAACCAAATACTTATATGGAAAGTTTTACATATGCTTATTCAAAACAAGTTGGTTTAGGAACTAATGCTCCAGCAGCTACTGGTTGGGAACTTAAAAGAGATTTTATTATTACTAGTGGACATACACAACATTATATTATTCCTAAAAATCGTGAAGTAAATGAAGTATTGTGGGAAACACCACCAGAAATTGATGGCGGTTTAGTTGACCCATTTGCATTAAATGCATGGAGTGCTGGTATGATGGGAATGTCGTATTTAGGTAGACCTGCATTATACGTTCAACCTACGTTTTCAACACTTTTATCTGCACAAGACCGTAGAATGAAACAAAGAGTATTACAATCAATATTAACATATCGTATTACTGGTTTAGCAACAGGTGAAAAAATGTTACATTTATATCCAATACCAGATAGTCGTTATGAAATTGGTTCTGTATGGGGAAAACATTATGCAGGTCGAAAGGTTTGGTATTGGTATTATGATACAAATAAAGAAGGTAGAGATAAATGTTTAGAAGAAAATAACGATGTTATTAAACTTCCATCAGACCCACCAACAAAAGTATTACAATGGAGTAATATGAATGATATCGCACAACAACAAATAAGAAATTTATTGATAGCTCAAGTAAAAATAGTTATTGGTGGAATTCGTGGATTTTATACGGGTTCGATAGGAGTTACAGAAAAAGAACTTACAATGGATTATCGTCATTTATTAGATGAAGGTATTAAGTTAAAAGAAGATACAGAAAAACTTATTTTAGACCAATTAGAATATTTAAGTCAAGAAAATATGACTAAAATTCGTGCAGATATTGCTGAAAATGTTAACAATGCTATGAAATTCCAACCTCCAAAATTTCCAATTATCTCGATATAAACAAGTTATGTTGAAGAAATTATAGAATTAATTTGATTAGAGATTAGTTTTATATTTTCTTCAATATTTTTTAAAAATTCTTTTTCATTTATTCTTATAATATGACAATTATGCATTTCCTTAAGATAATTTTCTTTAATTAAATCACGTTCTTTTTGTCGTTTAGCATTATGATGTTTTTCATCCCATTCAATACATATATTATATTTCGCAATAAAACCATCAACCCAATATCTTATAAATTTCTTTTCACCACCATTTAATGCATGTTGAATTTCTATCCCTAATTTTTCTGATAATAAATCTAAATATATTATTGAATTAGGATTATATTTTGGGGCATGTTTTAACCATAATTCGCCATATCTCTCAATCATGGTTGCTGCAATTTTTTCGGAAACCCTTTTATTTTGTGTAGCATATTCAACACCATATTTTTTCAAATAATAAATTTTCATTTTATTTTTATATTCTTCAGTTTTTGTGTGATGGTCAACACCATATTTAATTAAACAAGTTTTTTTTGATTTTTTTTTAAATTCATTTGTTGATAAAAACCATTCAGTATTATACTTTTCCAAATTTCTTTTTTTTGTTTCATTTTTTGATTTTTCTGTTTTATTATATGAATCCATACCATATCTTCTAATATTAGTTTGAATTCTTTTATTATGAAATTCTTTTGTTTTTGAAAAATGGTCAACACCATATTTTTTTAAATTAGTTTGTTTTGTTTTATTTTTGCATTCATCCGTTTGATTATACCATTTTCCATTTTTATATAATTTATTTTTTATTTTTTTCTTAATTTCGTTTGATTTTGATGGATTATCTACACCAAATGTATTTAAACAAGTTTGTTTTATTTTATCTTTATGTTGTTCTGATTTATTTAAACAATTAATTGAACAATATTTGTGATATCCAATATTATATTTTTTTAAATGTAATATTTTGTTACAAGATATACATTTAGGGTTTTCAAATAAATTATTAATGTAATTATATAATAATTCATGCCAACTATTTGAATTAGAGAATTCAATAATTTTATTGTATAGGTCAGGAAAATTATTTTTTATGTGTATTTCTCTTGTTTTATATCCAGATTTATTATTGGTTTCTAAATATACTTTTAATTCTTCACTTTCCATTTTTCATATCATTTTCAAGCAAAATTCTTATTCTTTTGGATAGACAATATCCATTATCTTTTACAAATTTTAAATATTGTTCTTTTAAACCAATACTTAATCTAATATTAAGAACATCATTTTTATCTTTATCGTATCTCATAGCTTTGTATTTTAAATTAATTACAAATATAAATACTTTAAAGTTAATAAACAACAGTATTTATATAAAAATAATTAATATTATTAATGAAAAAGAAAAAACAAATAGTTGACCTTGAATCTCAGCGATATGGATTATTTGTAACTCAAAGTTCAATTGATTTAGATATTATGTATGGTAGACAATTTTTAGAAACTGATAATGCGCAAGAAGTTATTTTGCATAGAATTAACTTAATAGAAACCAAAACACATAATTTATATGGTCAAACCAAAGCAAATGATAAAAAGTTTATGTCACCAGTTAGATTAAAAGTTATGGTTACTATCGAAGAAGGTAAACAGGAAAATTATGGTAATAATCCAAGTGGTATTGCTCGTGATAATACTGGTAATATTAGTTTTGGTGTATATCTTAAAGAACTTGAAGAAAAACAAGTAGAAATCAATAGAGGTGATATTATTGAATATAATATGAGTGGTGAAAAGAATAGATATTATGAAGTTGAAAGTGCAAATAATGTTACAGATGAAACAAAAAAAACAATTGGAGGATTTTTTCCATATTGGAAAAGAGTAACTGGTGTTCCGGTAATTTCTGATACAATCAAATTTTTTGAGGGTGGTGAAAAAGGTACTTCTATTGTTTAAGATAAATGAAACAAAAGGAAATTAATTACGTATTTATATAAAAATTAATATAATGGCAAATAATAAACAAAGACTTTTTGAAGTCATGCATAAAGTTAATCCCGAATTTAAATTAAATGAGGAACTTTTAACAGTATCTAATAGTGAATCAGTAAATGAGGAACTTGCAGTAGCATCTGATGGTGGATATTATAATAAACCAGAACAAAAAATTATTGTTTCAAGTCAAGAAAGTGAAAAAATAAAACAAATTACTGATGCAATGTATAATGATTTATTCACTGGAGAAGGTACAACTGTTGTTGGTGCTAATGATAAGTTAAAATTACAGATTATTAATGATTTAAGAAGTAGTGGTATTCAAATGGAGAATGATAGCGAAGAAGGCACTGATTATTTCTGGATTACCAATGAAAAAGATTTGGAATTAGCTAAAGATGAATTTAACTTAATTGTGAGTAATTTATATGATAAAGTACAAGATAAACCAATTAATGAAGTAGCACGAGGTGTTAATCCAAAATATACACATTTTGCTGTTTTGAAATCAAATAATAAAATTTTAAATGGATGGGATTATCATGGTTATGATTCAGAAGAACTTAAAGCAGATAAAAGACATTATTTTTATGATGATATTAAAGATATGCAAATTGACCCTAAAATTACTAAAGTAGTTACAACAAAATATTTACAAAAATTGGGAATTGACCCATTTAATTTTGATAATTGGAATAAAGACCAAAGCATATTTACACTTGAAAGCGTAAAGAGATAATTATTAATAAATAAGGGAATTAAACTTCTTTATTTGATTTTTTAAAGTGTTTATTTTTTATTTTTTCAAGTTCTTCACAAAGTTTTTTATGTTGTTCTTTTGATTGAATACCTAAATCATCACCATATTCTGAAAATATTGAAAATGTGAATAATATATATTCTTTTTCTTTATCTGATAAATAAATTCCCTTTTTTGAAAATTGATATAATGCCAAAGCAAGTAATAGAATTATTACTATTAAGAATCCTATTAATATGTACAATATTGTCATTCAATATAATTATAATTATTAAATTTAGGATTATTTGATTTTAAACGATAAAGTATTGTTGGTATTGGTATACTTAGTTTATTGTGAGCATCACCAAGTGAAAAATATTCTATATTATCTATTTTAAATTTTATATTTTGTGTTCCATTATATTTACCTTTTCGTTGTACGGACATTATTTTTTTGGTATTTTCACTATGTTTTTTATTATAAAACGGATTGTTTTCACCTTTTCTTGGTAAACATTTAATACAATATTTATTTTCTGGTGCAATTTGCTTACCGCATAAACAATAGTTAATTGATGACCCGCCTTTCCAATTCGGATTTTTTTCCATTGGTCTTGAGAATTTTCTTTTTCTTTCTTCCGGTGACATATTTTCTATGTTTTTATTAATTTTAAATTTAATTTTATTAATAATTGCCGTTTTATTGGGGTGATTGGTTAAATTATCACCACCGTTTGCTTGTTTACCAATGTTATATTCAGGATTTATATTTAAATATTTTTGTTCAACAATTAATAATTTATCAATTTCACATTCTTCAATAATTTCAAAAATAAATTTTTCCTCACCATATTTATTCCATGCTCTTTGTAAATATATGTTTTCATGTCTATTATGTTTTAGTGCTGATTTATGTAAAACCCATCTTCTTTTAATATTTTTTGCCGAACCATAATAACATTTATTATTAATAATATTTTTAATTCTATATATTCCAATCATAATATTTTATTTAATATAAATACTATGAAAATCAAAATATAAATGGTAATCCTACTATTTTTTTAATCCAGTAAATAATTCCATTTTTATTGCAGGATGTGATTCATAGTTAATCAAATCAAAATCATTAATAGTTAAATTTAAAATATCATTTAAAGAATTCAATTCTTTATTTATTAACATTTGTGGAAGTTTATATGGTTTTTTTAACAATTGCTTTTTAAGTGCTTCAATATGATTCACATATATATGAGTATCACCACCAATCCAATTTGCAATTCCGAGAATCATATTACATGATTTAGCAAAAATCATTAATAATAATGACATTGAAGCTAAATTAAAACTCACGCCAAGTCCAACGTCACATGAACGTTGGTACATATTTAAATCAAGATAAAATTTAGGAATATTCCAACCAGTATTGTCAATTACGTTCATATATTCAGGTATTCCTTTCCAACCATGTGCATCAATAAGTAATGGAAATTTATTATTATTTACAGCATAATAATATGCTAAATCTCTTCTTTCTTTAAAACTTAATGGTCTTACAATAAATTGATAAAGTAAATGACATGGTGGAAGTGCCATATCTTTAAAATCAGCCTTATTCCAGCCATTAATAATATGATAACGACTGTATGGATTTGTTTTAAGACCATCTAATACATCTTTTATTTGGTCGACACCGTTTTGATTACGCCATTGATAACCATAAACTTTACCAAGGTCACCTAATTTATATATAGAATCCCATTCGCCCTCATAAAATTTATCAAGATTTTTGTTTTTTATTGCTTCAATAAATTTATCAATATTATCATATTTTGGTTCAAATCCTCTGTCTTTAGCTTGTTTTAAATACCATCTATAAGCATCAGAATTCCAGATATTTACATTATTATCGACAAGATATTTTATGTTTGTATCTCCATGTAAAAACCATAAAAGCTCGTGTACAATGCCCTTCCAATACATTTTTTTTGTGGTAAGCAGTGGAAAACCATCTTGTAAATCCATTCTAATTACAGCATGAGATATACCAATCGTATTTGGCATATTTGCTCTACCACTTTCTTTCTCGACACCATTGTCGAGAATATCTTCAAGTAAATTTAAATATTCTTCCATAATTTAATTATTTTTCGATAATTTACCAAATGCATTATTATTAATTTTCATTTTTCCTTCAGCAATTAATTGTTGTTTTGCTTTATCAAGAACCATACAACAAATATTTCCTTTATTTTCATTATGATATTTAATAAATTCCTTACGAATTTTAGTTGTAGTTAAAGCAATTATTTCTCTTGCTTCTTTACGATATTGTAAAGCAATTTCATTATTAATTACTTTTCTACATTCTTTAATTAGTATTGTTTTTTCTAAATCCTTAATTAATTTACGGTAGATTTTCATTTTATTATTATATCTTTTTGTCCAAATTTTATCCTTTTGAAAAGCAATTAATTCCTTTGATTTATTATATATTGTTGATGATATTCTATATTCAGGAGTTAACTGTTTTTTTAATAATTCTTTATATAATTCATTTTTTTGACCATCAGTTAAGCCAACATTATCTTTAGGTTCTGAATATAAAATATATATTGGATTTGAATTATTCTTCGAATCAATATATATTTTAACAATCAATGTTATTGTTTTTAAAATTTTAATCAATTCTTTTATTGTTGTTTTTCCTTCAACAGTATATACTATATTAAAAACACCATTTGTTTTATCAAGCACTGGTGGGGTTTTAACTAATTCTGGATTAATTTTTTGAATATGAACTTGAACATTCGAACCATCATCTAATTTAAATTCACCGATTAATGATATTGTTGATTCATCGTTTGAATTAAAATATTGATAATCGAAGCCATCAATATTTGTGAAATCCATGACTTCATCAAGTTCCTTATTAATTATTTCAATTAATGTAAAATAATCAGTTTTCATAATTTTTATTGATGTTTAAAAACCTGTACTCCCAAAACCACCTACACCTCTTTTTGTGCTAACTTCAAATTCATCAATTAAATTTAATTCAATTGTTTCATATTTTGAAATTATCATTTGACCAATTCTATCACCATGTTTAACCAAAAAATCTTGATTACTTAAATTTATCAAAATTATTTTAATTTCTCCACGATAATCACTATCAATTGTTCCGGGTGTATTAAGTATTGTAACACCACAATTAAATGCTAAACCAGAACGTGGTCTTATTTGTGCTTCATAACCAATAGGTAATTCAATAAATATTCCTGTTGGAATTACGCATCTTTCTAATGATTTAATCACAATTTCTTTATCTAAATTTGCACGCAAATCCATACCAGCAGAACCTTCTGTTGCATATGTAGGTAAACTATTGTTTGATTTATTAATTATATTAATTTTTCTCATATTTTATATTATCTGTTATCTCCACTTCCATGTAATGTATTTCTATCTCTACGAGATTTTAATTTTTCAATATTTGATGTTGCTACATCATCTAATCCAATATCAAGATTATCGCACATCGATGAAATATACCATAACAAGTCCCCCAATTCTTTTTTTATTTCAATTACATGTTCTTGTGTAATATGACCGCCATCATCTCTAATAATTTTCTTTATTTTACCTTGAACTTCACCAGCTTCACCTAGTCCTAATCCATCATAAGCAACCGCTAATAATAATTTTACATCAATTGGTGTATCAGGATGTGTTTCTAAGAATTTATCTAATGATATTTTAAGAAAATTTGCTTCGGTTTGATATTCTTTAAAGGTTGTTATTACCATTACTCATTTTTTTAAGTATTCCTATTGTATTAATAATTTCTTGTTCCCCTTTATTTTGAACTGCTTCTATTTCGGCACTATAATCCTTTACTAATTTTTCATTAATTTCTCTAATTTCTTTAATTTTATTTAATGCAAAACGTGCTTGAGAACCATATTCATCCAAATCAATAGATGAAATATTACCTCTTAACTCAGAATAAATTATTTTTTCATAATTTTTTTTATTGGCATAAAATTCCAATGTTATTTTAAGTAATTCAATTAGATTTTCATAATCTTGAGTACTATTCATTATCTTCTTCTAATTTATTGTTTTCAACAATTTGTTTCAAATCTTTAACTATCAATTGTTTTATTTTATTTATTATGTTTTGATTAATTGAATGATATCCAGTAATACAACTATCACCAATTCTTATTTCTTTGCCAACACCATAATAATCTTCATAACTTTTATCTAAATATGGAATTCTAGTTCTAAAAACAATTTCAATTGAATTATTGGATAATAGTTTAATTAAATCATTAAAATCGTTAATATATTCATCTTTATCATAAAAGACATTATTATGAAATATATTATTCGTTATTTTTGTCATTTAATTGTGTATTTATTTTATCTTCAACAATTTGTTTCAAATCTTTAACTTCATTAGGATATAATGTAAATTCCTTACGAACTGAATGTGCTTTGTTGTTATTTATTTTTTGATGAAAATATTTGCCTTGAGATTCGGCTTTTTCAAATTCATTGTATTTTTCAAAACTAACATTACTATAAGAATATGTATGTCCTCTACTAAATGCAATATAAAGTCTTTCTGTTTTAGGAAAATATGTAGTTTTTAATATATTATCGGAATTAAAAACTGCTTCAATATAACCAATACTTTTATCTTTATCTTGAAATTCTTTTCGTTCTACTAACATTAAAAATGTATTAAGTAAATATAAATATTATTTATGATATTGATGATACTAACACATCGCCAATTCCATGTTCCTCTAAAGTATAATTAATAGGAAATGTTTGAGGATTTTTGGAATTAGTGTTTTTCCACATCTTAAACTTTTCCATATTTTTTGTTTGTTTAAAATGATTTAATAAATATGTAATCGCATTTATTTTATTTTCTGCCAATACATAATATTCTGTGCCATAGTCATTTGGATTAAAATAATAAAGTTTCATGTTTTTTATGTTTTTAATTTAAAATGTTTTTATATATAAAAAATTTATCTTGCAAATGTATTAAAAGTATCTCTAAAATGCAAGTATTTATCTAAAAAAGATTATGTCACTTCCAAAAAAAGCTAAATTAACCATTGATACTAACCCACCAAAGATAGGTACTGAATATCTTAAATATGGTATGGATAGAATTGCTGACTTAATGAAAGAAACTAATTTAGATACCAAATATTTACCTAGAACCATTTTGCTTGAAAATTTAGACCAAGCACTTTTTGATTATGTTAATCAATATGGTATGAAAGCTGTTATCGATAATAAAGAAGTACCAACATTTTATCTTGACAATGACCGTTGGGGTGAATTCAGCAAAACTTGGAGATTTATGGACGGGGACCACAATGTTCCCACACCATATATTACTGTAAGACGTATTGATAAACAAGCTGGTACAAGACTTGGAACAATGTATAGAATTCCACAACCACGTAAATTCAGATATATGAATGTTCCTATATTAGATGAAGGTGAAGTAATTTATTTACAATTTAAAATGCCAGAACCAGTTAATGTTGATATGATATATGAAGTGGCATTATTTACTAAATATCGTGTGGATGTTAATTTATATGATGAACAAGTATTAAAAAACTTTGCTTCACGTCAAGAATATCTTACAATTAATGGAAATCCAATGCCATTATTATTTGAAGGTTTTGCTGAATCAAATCCTATTGAAAATATTGATGGTGATAGATTTTTTGTTAGTAAATATGCTTTAAAAATCTTAGGTTTTATTCAAGATGAAAAAGAATTTCAAATGGTTAAAACTCTTAGAAAACCAGTTATTGGTTATTCTGTTGTATAACTATCTTTTGTAGAATTGAATGTATTTCCCGTTGGATAATTTTGTTTCAAATTATTAAAATCAGATACTGTGTTATTTATTTTATTTGTATATGTAGAACTATTATATAATTCATATGCATTGATATTTGGACTTGATGTTGTTGAGAAACTCCATGTTCTCGAAGTTAAATTCAAAATTGCTTTAAAATATAATTTTTCTGGTGTTTTAAGTGCTTGATTATCTCTATTATAAAATAATTGAATTTTACCATATTTTGCATTATAAAAACTAAATTTAATGTATCCAGTAGCATATACATTAGATAAATCAATATATGATTGTGGTACATACCAATAATTAAATTGGTTTTTTATTTTTAAAAAATTAATTAAAGGACTTGTACCAACTAAATAATTTGCAGTATTATTATTTGCAAGAATTTTTGTTAAATATGTTGTAAATATTTTAATTTGAGTATTTGGATTATAGGTGTCATAAAAATCTAAAATAAAAAAACTATTGCGTATTGTGTCACGATTAAAATCTATTTCATCTTGTGTAAATCCTGCATTTATAAATGAAATAGAATCAACATTATTTGCCATTTCATTTATAGCACTATCTAAATGAAAATAAAATGATAAATTATTTTGAATGGTACTATTAAATCTACGTACTTCAGTATCATTTACAGGATTAATAAGTTCGTCCTCAGTATCAATTGTTAAATTATCTATTTCTTGTTGATATCCGGTAAGACCTATACTAGAACCTAAACTGAATTTTAAATTCAAATCAAGATTATTAAATTTTATTGTTTCTTTAATTACTGGCATGGTGCTCCTATATTACCTAAATTTGTCATTGGTGTTATGTTTAAACTACTTGCATTTTTACTAAACCATATATTATTAAATATTTCTTTTGTATGTGGTTCGGTCATATCTGGAACTATTGATAAAATAATTCTTGAAAATAAATATCTTCTTTTATTTACAAAAGGATAATCAACACCAATTCCAGTTAATGGGTCTACATATCCTTGTGGTAAAATATCACGCCAAACAAGATTTCCTTTATTATCTATTGGTATTGCATATTCTGGTATTGTTGTTATAATATCATATGAAGTACTACCAGTATTAGCACTATCAAGTTCATTAGAAAAATATCTTAATTTAAATGAAATAAATGGATTGTATTTCCAACGAAGTACACTTACATCTGAACATGTTGTTGAAATATAATATGTTTGTTCTGATACAGGTGTTTGAAGAAATTCTGGTATATTATAATTAATTAAATCACCATATACAGTACTACCTATAACTAATGGTGTCGTATTTAATAATGTTTGAATTGGTGTTAAACTAGTATCCCAATTAGTATATTTAAGAACTTCTGTTACACTTGGAATATATTTGGCATATAGAAATAGTTCAGTTATAGGTATTAAATAATTTTGTTCTGTATTAAGAGAATTAAATGATTCAAAATATGTTGAAATATCAAAATCTCTTTTAAAATTAAATGCGTAAGTTTGTTCACCATATACATTATTAGAAAAACCTACTGGAAATAGTTCAAAATCATTTGGGGTTGCAATTACTTCAAAATGTCTTACAAAAATAGATGAAGAATGTTGTGCTGATGGTTTAACCAAATAGAATTCAAATGAATTTTCTATGGTTTTAGAATTACCATTAAATCTTGGAGTTAAAAAATCTTTAAATTCAGTATAATTATTTATTAATCCATTTAATAATGACATATATTCAATTCTTCCATAAATTCTATAAATTGCATTTTCTTCTCTTTCTATATTAAAAATTTCAGTTTCACTAACTGCATCATTAACATCATATTCCATAAGTTCAGATGTATTGTTGAATAATTCAACTTTATCGTATGTATCTACATTAACAGAATTAGTGTTTTTCTGACTACCAAGCAGTATTTGAATCTTTTTATCCATATAATATAAATACCTTAAAATTTTTTTCTTGTTTTTGTAACATTTTTGATTGAAATTCGTATATAATAGAAAATGATTCAAATTATGATTCAAATGTTTAACTAAAAACAAAAAAATGAAAAATTTAATTTATTTTATTCTTGCAATCACCTTACTTAGTGTAAGTTGTAGTAAAAAAGACGATGGTAATGTTACACCTACTCCGGTAACTAAAACACCGGGTCAGCTTCATCCCGAATATTTGGGAAAATGGCATTGTGATTCAGTATATACTGATGGAAAATTGAATTACTTTGTTACTGGTAATAATTATGAGTTTCAAGATACTAAGTGTATTAATACTGATGATAAAGTTGCTTCAATTCATAGTGTTTATGATAATTGGACAATATCTGGAACTACTTTAAGTTTGAATATTATAGATGACAACACTCCTTATACCATGACAATTATAAAAGCACCTACCAATAATAAAATGGTATTATTGGATTTTGGATATACTGAGTATCTATCTAAACAATAAAAATACAAGCATTAAAAAAACCCTCTTAAATTAAGTTTTAAGAGGGTTTTTAATGGTATAAATTTTTTTTAATACTATTTATAGAAAACAAAAAATAATGAATAGAATTATTAACTTGGAAAAGGAAAATTATTCATCAATAGATGATAATGATTATGTTCGTCTTAAAGAAATAATAAGAGTTGTCAAAGATTCCAACAAATATGAATTTAAACCCGATATAGAAATATTATCTAAATTAGGTTTAAAAGAAGGCGAAAAAATGACAGATAAACAAATAAAAGAGTGGTGTATTTTACGAGATAAAAAAAGAAATAGTCAAAAATTGTCATAATTGGTTCTATATGGCAATATCTGAGTAAATAAATATAATATAAGTCCTTTACAATATTTTATAATATCTTCATCAATTATTATAGTTGTATTAATTTTCTCATAATTAATTTTATCAGTTAAAAAAGCAGTCCAATTCGTTCTATCAAAAGTTTTGCCTTCATTAATAACAAAAGCAATAATCATATCATTTAGACTACTAAATTTCTTTTCTTTGTAATAAGAAATTAATATGGTTTGTTCTTCATCAGTTAAAATAACATCAAGTTTTCTAATATCATTAAGAATTTTATCTATCATATCATCCATATCTCATTTATATTTGTTTAATTCAAATATACTATATAATAGATTTAATAAGACAATATATTCTGTAATTGTAATCGTATTAAATGGGAATTATTATAATGGTTAAGGTGGAAAGAAATAAAAGAATTTGCAATTTTATTTAAATATTAAGCAACATAAAAAACCTTCTTAAATTAAGTTTTAAGAGGGTTTCTTGTTATATAATATTGAAATCAGCCAATAATTGTATACAATCATTACCATACATACCTTTAAATAAATAAGCTGTTTTTAATTCATCTGCAGGAATTGTTGTAGTTGGAGCGTATTCATCCCAACCAAATAAATAATATTCTTGACCATTGGTATTATAACCAATTGGTTTTGAATTTTGATATTTATAATATTGATTTGAAACAGATAATTGTATTTTATGTGGATTATATTCATTATATTTATTATATGCGGGGTCAGCATTATTCCATTTTCTAATATTAATACCTTTTATTGGAATTTTACTTAATTGTGTTAATTCACTTTTTGGAATATTAATAAATGCTGTTTGAAATGCATCACCTCTTAATATATTGGAACTATCTTTTATTCCAGCAAATAATTTTTGATTATTTGATTGAATAAAAAAATTGTTGGAAATATCACTAGGACTATGATAAACATCTGCAAACTCGTAAAGTCTATTTGGTGAGTCAGGAGAAAATGCCCAACCATAACAAGGAAAACACAAACAAAAATTTAACCATTGACCACCAAAATATCTATTACCTTTATTATCAGGATTTGATAAATTATCAAAAGTAATTACATTTGGTGCAAAATCATATATATATTGACGTTGTGTAGGATTTGTGATACCTGTTGATGGAGTAATAATATAATTTTGTTGGTCAGTTGTTTCTCTTTGTGTTACCCAATCAGTTCCGGCAACTTTAAACCAAGAACCACCAATAGAAGCATGACCAATAGAAGTAGTAAATGTGTTTTCAGTGTTTACATTATTTGCTGTATTAAAAGCAGGACTGTGAGACCATTTTGTTGGATAAAATTGAGCGACACTATATACACCACCACCAGTAAAAACATAATAACTTTTTCTCCAAAAATCATTATCACTCATTAATGCTCCTACTGGATTAATACGAATATCGGACGTAACAAAACTTTCATTAGAATGTAAAGCAACTGTTTGTGGTATTTTAAACCATCCCCTTGCTTTATGTTGTGGATGGTCACCAGCATAATTATGTGATGAAGACCAATATGAATTTTCTGGTAATTCTATAAGGTCAGGATATTTAATTAAAATCATTCCAAAAAATTTAGTAAAAACACCTGATGTTGAATTATCATTAACAACAGTTTCTTCACCAGTTGAACTTGTTATTACTTTAACTCTATTACATGGAATGCTTAATAAAAAATCACCATTAGTATTATATTCAATATATTCTGATTTATCTAATTCTCTAATTTGTTTTTCTGTATCAGCATGAATCCAATCAATATTTCCACCAACAAGTGGTACATCAGTAGTATATGTAAATACTCTAATTACTGGATTGGCTGTTCTATATGTTCTTATATCCATATTATTTCTATTTTGACCACCAGAATTACCATCATCAGTATCCAAACTATAAAAACCTAAATTATCAGGACTTGCAGCAGGATTACCAAAAATACCATATAATCCCATTGTCATTGTAGTACCAAATATAACAAATGATGAAGATAATATCGCTTTTATTCTAAAGTTTAATTGTGTTATTCCTATTTCAAAATTTGTGGTATCTCCCCAGAAAGGAATTATATCAACAGTAATTTCTTGTGTTTCAATATTTGGTAAATCTGTTAAATCAATTGCTGGTTTTACTGCAGAGGCATTTTTAGTAAAAAGATTTGGTGAATATCCGGCATTTATCATACTTGCAGGCGACATACTATATTTACCAATATCTGTAATATCAACACTAAGATGAACTGTTTGTGTACCTGTTGGTACTCCAAAAATCATATAATCGCCAGAACTATTTGTTAATGCAGTATATTTATAATATTTTTTATATACATTTAAAAATGATTCATTTACAACTAATTCTGGTTTTATTGGAAAACTACCAAAAGGTTGTTTAGGTTTAAATGTACCTGTTTCTTGATTAAGTTCCGAAACACGAGGTAATAAATTATATCTTTTTCCATCATTATTTTTATCTCTGGGTGTTTTATATGGATAGATACTATATATATTGCTATCTTCTGCATCCGCATCAGTTAATGGAATAAATATACTTATTTTAGCATTTGGAACACCCACTCCATCATTTGCTGTTACTCTACCAACTAATACACCATAATCAGCATTAAAATTTTGATAAGCATCTTCTGTACTAAGATTTAATGTTAAAAATTCAAGTGTTTCAACATCCTGTTCAAGTTTTACTTTTATATATTTATCTTGACCTTTAGTACTTGTATTGCCAGTGCCTAAAAAAATTCTTTGAGATTTATTCATAAATATTATTTTTTATAAATACTAACATCAAGAAATCCTTACCTATGTAAAATATTTTTAAAAATAGAATTTAATATAATAATTTTACATATGTTTGTAACATTTTTAATTGAAATCCGTATATAATAGAAAAATGATTTAAATGTTTAACTAAAAACGAAAAGTTATGAAATATTTATATGCTTGGTTAGTTGCTTTATTAATATTTGAAGCAGAGGGAATGGATTATGATGGTTATTATAACCTAACACCAAATTATTATAATCCATTAACTTATATTTACTTATTATTGGAATATATTGTGTTAATATCAATATTTATAATAAAATATTTATATCATAATTTTATGAAATATTATTATAAATTTATGTAAATAATATTCCATTTCTAAATTTTAAATTAGATTTTAATGAATTTGAATTATAAATTTTAATTAATAATTATTATTGACTACACCAGTATCTGTATTTTTAGATTTACTTAATTCATCTGCAATACTATTTTCTTTTCTAGGTATCCATTGAAGTGTAATAATATTTTTCTTTCTTAATGCTCTGTACAATTCTATTGCTTGATGTGCATATGGAATATACAATCCTTTCTTTATTTTCCATAATTCCAATGTTTGCATAATAACTAGTTTACTATCACCGTAAATATTAATTCTCACACCTATTTTATTTTTCATTAATTTAAAAATCATTATTAGTGCAAGATATTCCGCAATATTACAAGTATTACCAATTTTTGCTTTATAAAATCTAGATTTTTTAAATTCTTTGTCTTCACTTGTAATATAAACACCCCAACCCATGTTTCCGTTGGGATTCTTGGGTTCACAACTACCATCAAAATAACAATTATAAATTTTCATATATACTTATAAAAATATTTGATTAAATATTAATATCAAAAGTTTTTTCAAATTTCATGTTACCACAATCATAAATTTTTAAATATCCATTATCATTCATTATTTCAAATTCTGTTTTATTTTTATCAAAACCTTGTTTCATAAGAATATTTTTTCTAAATGAATATCTATAATATCTTTTAATTTCTTTAATTTTATTATTATAATACCAATAATTTGGCTTAGTATTGCCAATGAAAGTAAATCCCAATTGCTTATATAAACCACCTTGACTATACCTTCTATCTGCAAACGTTAAAATTGATTTTGGAGCGTATGTCTTAGTAAAATAGCTAAACAATTTACTTGCCCCACCAATAACACTTGTATTAAGTTTATTGCAAAATCTATGCATCTCATACTCTCCTTCAATATTAATTTTATTACCCATAGCAATACGTTTTTTACCAAAAGTCATAACCAATACCAAATCATTATTATAAAACAAACCTATTCTAATTTTACTATTAATATTACCTTGTATATGATTATTATTTAAGAAGTTATTACATGTTATATTATTAATTTCTTTAAGTATTGTTTTTCTTGCAAATATTTTATTCTCAATAATACCTAACTTAGATTTAATTATTGATTTAACAATTTCCTTTTTATTAACCCACTCATCTTCAAATATGTGAAGCAGTTGTATGCCTTGTTGTTCACATAAATTAGTTTTGTTAAGGTGATAATTCTTATCTTTATATAATTCTGAATGCCAATATAATCCATTGAACTCAATACCTAATTTATTGTCTGGTAAATAAATATCAATTTCTTTATTATCAATTCGTATTTTTTCTGATTTTATGTTTATTTCATTATTAATAAAATCTTTAATTTCGTTTTCTTTAATTGAAACATTTTCAGAAATTGGGTTACATTCAGTACAGACATTTTCTATTTTTTCTCTTAAACGATTTTTTAATAATGAAATATTTATTGTAAAATTATTATGTTTTTTACATAAATTAGATATAATAAGTTCATCATATATAGTATATTCAACATTATTTTCATTTATGTTTAAATTTTTTGCCCATAGTTTTTTATTTTTTATGCGTAATGTCTTTTTAACACTAAGAATAATTTTATTTTTTATTATTGAATTTTGTGATGGAATTTTGACACCAAATTTTTTTAAATTTGTTTGTTTGGTTTTTTCTTTAATATTATTATCTTTTAATGTACAATCAACACCATATTTAGTTAAACATGTTTGTTTTTGTTTTTCCTTATTATTATAATATTCATTACCATATCTTTTATTTTTTGTTTGTTTTGATTTATTATTAATTTGAATATTCTGCATTGGATTTTCAACATTATATCGTTTCAAATTGGTTTGTTTTTGTTTCTCTTGTTGAGATTTTAATTTAAGATGATGTTCAACACCATATTTTTTTAAATTAGTTTGTTTTGTTTTTTCTTTAACACTATCTAATTGTTGCGGATGTTCAATACCATATCTTTCTAAATTGGTTTGTTTTATTTGTTCTTTTTTTTCTTCAGAAAGTAATGTATATTTAAATCCAAAGTTTTTTATTGATGTTTTTTCTCTTTTGATTTTAATATTATTGTCTTTTCCAATACATTGCATTGAACAATATTTTGAAAATCCTTCACTAAATTTTTTAAATCTAACTGGTTTTCCACAAATAATACATAAAGGTATTTCATGAATATCATAAAACAATAAATATAATTTTGCATTAAATGATATGGTTGAATTGAATTGATTGTTTATTTGATTAAAAATTTCATTATAATTTTTTTTAAAAAATGATTCTGTTGCTCTTCGTGATATAATATTATTAGTATTATTATCAATAATTATATTTTTTATAATATTTTTCATATGTTTATAATATTTAGTGCTACAAATATAAATACTTATTTTTTAAAAATAAAATTTTTTTTAAAATAAATATAAAATTTTATTGGAAGAATTTAAAAGAATTTAAGATAGAAAAATTGAAATTTTTAAAAATATAAACCGAAATAAATAAAATTTGATAAAATCTGGATTTATGAACAAAATAACAAGATGATAATAATTAAGACAAATCTTCTTTTCAATTATTTTTTAGTATTTATTTGAAAAACAATAAGGCATTGTTTATAAAATGAAAAATAATAATGAAAAATAAAATAATTAAATAACATGGCAGAATTTGTATTCACCTCACCGGGTGTAAAATTTAAAGAACGTGATTTAACGTATGTTGTACGTAATGTGGGAATTACCTGTTTGGGTCTTGTAGGAGAAACACTTAAAGGACCTGCTTTTGAACCTGTATTCGTTCAAGATTCAACTCAATTCACAAGCAGATTTGGTGGACAAAGCACACAAAAACTTTCAAATGGAAATCTCCAATATCAATTACCATATGTTGCCAACTCATATCTTAGTGAAACTAATCAACTTTGGGTAACCAGAGTATTAGGACTTAGTGGATATGATGCTGGAAATGCATGGGCAATAACATTAAGTGCTGGTGTTGACCCAAGTACTGTTGCATCAAGTGGAATTCCTGTTGTTTCAACCCATACATTTACAAATAACCAATATTTGGGTGTCGCATTGATGTATCAGGGTCAAACAGGTACGTATTCTTCAGGATTTACTAAACATCTTGGTAATACATTTACTGAATATGTACACACATTTACTGCAACTACATTGAGTATGACTGGAAGTGGTACAACTAGAGATAAAGTAACATTATTTACAGGTACTTCATATAGTCAATATGAAAATATGGTGTTAGCTGTAATTAGAAGCAGAGGTACTTCAATAATTCAACCACATAGTACTCAACTTACAACATTTGATACAACTATACTTACTGTAAGTGGTAATACTACAAATATTGGTGTTGGTGATTTATTTAGTCAATTTATGCTAAGAGCATATAGTACTGGAAGTACACAATATTATACAGTATCATTAAATCCAAACTCAAGTAGTTTCTTACCAAATGTAATTGGTTCAGCACCAAAAGACAAAAAAACAAAAATTTGGGTTCAAGCAATTTATCCTGACCTTATTCAGAAATTAGATTCAGAAGGTATTGGTTATGGTATTAATACAACATTAATTACTGCCACTTCAAATAATTTTACAAATTATAAAATTGGATTCCAAACACCTGAAACTCCTTGGGTTGTATCTCAATTAATGGGTAATCATGTTAATAGATTATTCAAATTTATTAGTATTTCTGATGGTGATGCTGCAAATGATGAAATTAAAATAAGTATTGTTAATATTAATCCAGACACTTATGAATTTGATGTAGTTGTTCGTGATTTTAACGATACTGATGCAAGTCCAATAGTACTTGAAACATATTCAAAATGTACAATGATTGAAGGACTTAGTAGTTATATTGCACAGAAAATTGGTACTACTGATGGTATTTATAATCTTGCAAGTAAATATATTATGGTTGAACTTGCAACAGATATTCCAAATGATGTATTTCCTGCAGGTTTTGAAGGTTATGAATTTAATGACTATGCAATGTCAGCAACAAGTGACCCAACAACTAATGGTATCCCACCAAAAATTTTCTATAAAACAAAATATAGCGAAACTGATAAAGTAAATAAAGTATTTTTAGGTATTTCTGAACATGGTTATGATAGTACCAATTCAACTGGTAGTGGTATTAATCAGAACTTTTTTAATTATAATGGTCAAAACGGTTTTGTTAAAACAAAAGGATTCCATATGGATTCTGGTGCAACTGGTATATATACTAATGGTACAATATATATTGGTCAATTTGAAGTTGGTGCGGGACAAATACAAACATATCTTGATACCAATGACCCACTAAATCCATATTATAGTATTAAAACAAGAAAATTCACTTTTGTTCCTGCTCGTGGTTTTGATGGATGGGATGTTAATAGAGGTATAAATGGTGAAGACCGTTCATATGGTGATGGTTATCAACAGGGTGGTATATTTAGTGGTCATCCCGGTCATCCAGAAACAATACCAACAAATGATTTTCATGCATGGCAAACAGCAATAAATACATTTTCAAACCCAGAACAAGTTACAATTAATCTTTTCTCAACTCCGGGTATTAACTGGTCAGACCAAAGTATTTTAGTTCAAGATACAATTGATATGATTGAACAACAAAGAACCGATTCATTATATGTAATTGATTCACCAAATATTGATATAAATATAACAAATAATGGTAATACTGGTGTTCCTGATGATGTAGAAGCTGCTCAACAAGTTGTGGAATTACTTAATGATGTTGATATTGATAGTAGTTATTCATGTACATATTTCCCTTGGATTCAAATAAGAGATAATCAAAATAATGTTAATGTTTATATTCCAGCTACTGGCGAAGTTGTAAGAGCAATGGCATTTACAGATAATGTAAAATTTCCTTGGTTTGCACCTGCTGGTTTAAATCGTGGTGTAACTAATGCAATTAAATCAAGATACAAATTGTCTCAAGAAGCTCGTGATATTTTATATGCTGGTAGAATTAACCCAATGGCTGATTTTGCAGAAGCAGGTACAGCAATCTTCGGACAAAAAACTTTACAAGTTAAAGAAAGTGCACTTGATAGAATCAATGTTCGTAGATTATTACTTCAAATTAAAGTTCTTATTGCAAATATTGCTATCAGACTTGTATTTGAACAAAATGACCAAACAACAATTGACCAATTCTTGGCAAAAGCAAATCCTATTCTTGACAGTATTAAGAGAGAAAGAGGTTTGAATGACTTTAGAATTAAAATGGATAATTCAAATAATACTCCAGAAACAATGGATAGAAACGAATTGTATGGTGAAATATTCTTAAAACCAACACGTGCTGTTGAATTTATTGGAATTACATTTACAATTACTCCTTCTGGTGCATCATTTGCTGATGTTGGGGCATAATTTATAATTTTATATTAAAAAGCCATTAAATATATATTTAATGGCTTTTTTTATTTATTTAAAGTATTTATATTTGCATAACCGAATTGGTTAGTAAAAATATAAATTCATCATATATGGCAACAATAGTTAATTTAATTTGCAAACATTGTAATAATATTTTTTATGTAAAAAAAGGAAGGGAAAAACAATTTTGTTCTAAAGATTGTAAATTAGCACATAGAGCACAAGAAGATAATAAATTTTATGTTGAAAAAAAGTGTGAGTATTGTGAAAAGATTTTTAAATCAAAAAAGAAAGAAAAGAAAAAATTTTGTTCATATAAATGCTCTGGTTTAAATAAAAAGAAAAAATCGAAAGAAAATAGACATTGCTTAATATGTAATAAATTATTTATTGAAAGAATAAAATATGAAAGAAAATTTTGTTCTAAAAAATGTAGAGAAATTTGGCAAAGTATTCCAGAAAATAAAGAAATTAGAATTAAAAAGTCGAAAGAAGCGGTATTTAAAAAATATGGTGTTGATAGTACATTTAAAGTTAATAGTATTAGATTATTAGCAACTCATAATATGAAAAAAACATATGCTACGCATGGTAATAAAATTATAAATCGTGGTTTAATAAAAGTTCAACTAAATAGAGATAAATTATTAAAGAAAAGATTTTCAGAAAAAGGATATTCAATATTAGAATTTAATGATGATAATATAAAAGTTTCACATCCTAATGGTCATGTTTTTGAAAACAATAGAAAATTATTAGTAAATAGATTAAATCATGATGTTGAATTATCAACAATATTACAACCAATTGGGTCACCAAGAACAACATTTGAATTAAAAATATGTAAATTTTTAAAAAATAATAATATTAATTATATTCCAAATGATAGAAAAACAATTGATGGTGAATTGGATATTTATATACCTTCATATAATTTAGCAATTGAAATAAATGGACTTCATTGGCATTCCGAATATTATATAAATGACGATTATCATATTAATAAAACAAAAAAATGTGAAGAAAAAAATATTACATTATTGCATTTTTTTGAAGATGAATTACTTGAAAAATATAATATTATTGAATCAATGATAAAAAGTAAATTAGGTATTATTAATAATAAAATATTTGCAAGAAAATGTCAAATAAAAGAAATTAATCCTAAAATAGCCTTCGAATTTTTAATAAAAAATCATATACAAGGTAATGTTAATGCATCCATTAAATTAGGATTATATTATAACAATGAGTTAGTATCTATTATGACATTTGGAAAATTAAGAAACGTTCTTGGTAATAAAATAAAAAATGATAATGTGTATGAAATGTTACGTTTTTGCAATAAACTTAATACTATTGTTGTTGGCGGTGCTAGTAAATTATATTCTTTTTTTAAATTAAAATATAAACCATTTAATGTGATTAGTTTTGCTAATAGAAGATATTCAAATGGTAATTTATATAAACAATTAGGATTTAATTTAAAATATAACACAGCACCTAATTATTGGTATGTTGTTGGAAAGGAAAGAAAACATAGATTTTTATTTAGAAAAGATGTTTTAGTTAAACAAGGATTTGATAAAAATAAAACTGAACATCAAATAATGTCAGAAAGAAAAATTCCAAGAATATATGATTGTGGCAATATTAAATTTATTGATGTTGGAGCATAATTTATAAATTATAAATTGAAAAGACTCACTTATTTAGTGGGTCTTTTTCATTTTCAAGTATTTATATAAAAATAACATAATTTTAAATAAGAAATAATGACAAAAAAAAGTAAAAGGGATAAAATCAATAAAATTGAACAATCCATAGAAAAAACTAAAAAACAAGAAATAATTGAAATAGAAGAAGTTGATAATAAACCAATTGTTGAAGAAAAATCTGAAGTACAACCAGAAATTCTTTTAGATATACCACAAGAAATAATTATTGAGAATAATAATCTTTCAGATGAACAAGTAGCAATTAATGAATTACCAAAAATTGAATTAGTTAATGAACCAATTAAAATAAAAATTGATGTTGCAATAAAACCAAAAAGAACTATTGAAAGTCTTGGTAAGGATGAATTTAGAATGTATCAAAGAACTGGTAGATTACCTGAATAATATAAAATTAATAAATTAACATATATTTCATGTTACCACAATCATATATATAATTATATTGATTTTCTTGCATTATTTCCTTTTCTGTTTTATTTTTATCAAAACCTTGTTTAACCAAAACATCTTTTCTAAATTTAAAACGATAATATCTAATTATTTCATTTTTTTTGAAATACCAATAGTTAGGTTCAGTATTTTTTATATAATTAAATCCTAATTGTTTATATAAATTACCTTGACTATATCTTCTGTCTGCAAATGTTAAAATTGACTTAGGTTTATAATTTTTTGTAAAATAACTTAATAACTTACTTGCCCCACCAATAACACTTGTATTAAGTTTATTACAAAATCTGTACATCTCATATTCACCTTCAATATTGGTTTTATTACCCATTGCAATACGTTTTTTACCAAAAGTTATAACCGACACTAAATCATTATTATAAAACAAACCAATTTTAACCTTAGAATTAATATTACCTTGTATGTGATTGTTATTTAAGAAATTAGAACAAGTTATATTATCAATTTTTTTGATAACACATTTTCTTGCAAAAACTTTATTTTCAACTATACCTAATTTAGATTTAATAATTGACTTGACAATTTCTTTTTTGTATATCCATTCATCTTCAAAGATATGAAGCAATTGTATGCCTAGTTGTTCACATTCTTCAGTTTTATTGAGATGATAATTTTTATCTTTAAATAAATTTGAATGCCAATAAAGTCCATCGAACTCAATACCCAATTTATTATCTGGTAAATATATATCAATTTCATTACCAAACAATATACTTCTATTACCAGTAATATAATTTATATTTAGGGTTTTTAAAAATTCTCTAATTTCAATTTCACCAGTTGAGATACTACCACCCAATGGAAGTAATTTTGTTGACAATTCTGCGTTTGTATTAAATCTATTATTAGCAATATGTCTGGGTGTTTCAAAAATGTGACCATCTGGATGTTTTATTACAATAATATCATTTTCCAAATAATTTAAAACAATATAATTTCTTTGTTTTATTTTTTTTTCAAAATAATCTTTATTCAGTTTAGATTTTTTTTGTTTATTTATGGTTAATGATAATGGATTTTCTACACCATATTTAAGGAAATTATTATCTTTTCTTTTATTTTTTATTATTTCTGATTGGATTGCAAATTCTTTCCCATATTTCAATAAATTTGTTTGTTTTGTTTTTTCTTTAATATCTGGATGTTCAAAGATATTACTAATATTATATTTATTTAGAATAGTATCACTTCTTTTCTTTTTAAAGATATTGAATTTTAATGGTGAATCAACACCATATTTTTTCAAACAGGTTTTTTTTGCTTTTTCAATTCTAATTTTACTAGAATTTTTACATTGTTTTGAACAATATGTTAAATAACCTTCACTAAATATACCTCTCCATTTAATATGTATTCCGCAATTATTACATTTAGGAATTTCAATTATATTATATAAATAATTATATAATTTTTGTGTAAATGGAAAATCATTTGTTTTAAAAAAATTATCATGATAATTGTTAATTAAATCAATCAAACCAATAAATTTAATTAATATGTGTTTTTCTTTTGTTTTATATCCCGAACCATTATTATTTAAAAAATAATTAATTAATTCCGATTTTGATATATTTTTCTCAATCATAGTATTTATAATTAAATTATGTAAAGATAATTTTAAAAATAATAATATTAACGTAAATTATAAATATAAATACTATGGCAGGAGAAATGATAAGAACGATTCCGTTTAAATACGAACCAAAAAGAGTTAATAGGTTCTTTGCGGAATTCTCAGATACAATCGGACTTGAAGTATGGCAAGTACAAAAGTTCAAAAGACCTTCATTAAAAATCAATAGTGTTCCAATTCAATATATGAATGAACAAAACTATGTAGCTGGTAGATATACATGGGATACAATGTCAATTACATTTATTGACCCAATCGGTCCTTCTACTTCACAAATTCTTATGGAATGGGTTCGTTTACACGCTGAATCACTTACAGGTCGTATGGGTTATGCTGCAGGATATAAAAAAGATATTTATTTAAAGGCATTAGACCCAACTGGCGTTGAAATTGAAAAATGGACACTTGAACAATGTATGATTACATCAATTGATTTTATGGATAATGATTATAGTAGTGATGAATTAACAAACGTGGTTTTAGAAATTCAACCTTGGAGATGTATACTTAATTTATAATCAATTAGTTAAGTATTAAAAAGCCACTTAATTGTGGCTTTTTTAATGTAGATAATTCAGCAATTCTATTATTCATAATTAGATTAACATAATATGACCTATCTTTAGCTTCAATTAATTCATATGAATCATTATTATGTGAAAACCAAACAATATATGATTTACCAAGTTTAACACCAGTAATTTTTTCAATAATATATTTATATAAACCAAGTTGTAATGAATATGTTTCTAAATCACAATCTTCTAATAAATATAATTCATTAAGTAAATGTCTTCCTTTATTTTCTTTACTAAATTTTTTATTTGTTTTCCAATCATAAATTTGGAACACTCCCATTTTAATATTATAAAATAAAATATCAAGCATTCCACCAATCAATGATTCTTTATCATATACAATCATTTCAGTTCGAATTGGTATTAATTTATTATGTACATCATTATAAAATTTATCAACATGTTTTTTTGTTATTAAATATTCACTTAATACAGGGTCAAAACCAAATTCATTTAAAATTAATTGTTTTGGATATTCGAATATTTTATTTTGAAATAGATTTTCAGCATAATCATGTATTGCAGAACCTTTAATAGTACCTTTTTTATTTATAAAATTCCATGCTCTTTTAATTATTTCGGGACTTATATTAAATTCATTACCTTTACAATCAGACCAAAATTCTTCATCAAAATCTTCTTGATATTTATGAATTAAAGTAGTTACAGATATTAATTCTTTACCATCAATATAATATTTATGTGGTTCATCATAAAATGTAATATCATTAAATGATGTAAATAATTCATTAGGTATTTGAATATTCATAGATTGTAAAGGTATAAATTAATTAATTAATTACAATATTTTTTTGTAATATTAGGTCTAATTGTAATTGTTCTAATTTATTGATGATAGCTGATTTATCGGCAGGAAGTACTGAATATCCATGTATATGATTAATTATTGCATCTCTAAAAACGTTTAATGCTTCGACAATAATATCCCCTCTTCCAAGTGGATGTCCTTCATTAAATATTCTTGTTCTATCATCAGAAGTTAGTCTTGCTGCTTTAAATTGTGGATTTCCAGTATGTGAAATTATTGCAATTTTATCACTTGTAATTATAGTATTACTATAATAACAAGTTGATGTATTATTTATAGTAGCAGTTGTTGTATTATTTATTGGTTCAAAAACTAAACTAATTTCAGCAGGATTTTTTGTATTTAATTTTAATATGTTATCATTTTCATGTTTACCTGCTCTAATATGTACTTCATTTATTCTTAATATTACATCAGTATTAATTCTACCAATAATTGCAATATCAGTTTTTATTGGAAATACGCCATCAGCATCAGGATATGTTGATGCTGCTTTTTCTGGATTAACTAATGCATAATTTGTTGTAGATGTTGCGGTAAATTTAGAATCAAACCCTATTTTATGTATTTGAGATATGATACTACCTGTCCAAAATCGACTTCTCATTGGAAATTTAATATCTTCAAGAAATACTCTAACTAATTCGCCAATTTGAGGATACTGATAAATAAATCTGGGTATTAATGGATAACACCAAGGTAAATCATTAATATCTGTTGTACGATTATCTAAATCTGGTATTTTTACTTTAATTCTACCACCATCAGCATCATCATCAATACTCATAACTTCACCATAGTATATTGTTCTTTGTGGAGTAATTGTGGGTTGCTGTTGTTTGTTAGGATTACTTGTTTGTATATATGGTTTATTATATGACATATTTATATTGTTATTTTTTCAATTATCACAACATAATTTTTTTCAAGTTCATCTAATAATACAAGTTTTTCATTGATTAATTTTTCAAGCTCTTCTATTTGAAAACTATAATCAACAATTTCTTGCTTTAAAGCATCATGTTTTGTTTTAATATCATTACCTATTTTAAGTAATTCAATTGGCGTATATTTGCTATAATCTTCCATTTATTATTAATTAATTTTGGTAATATTATATTTTGTACCACAAATGGTTCAATATTAATGTCATTAAATTTAATTGCAAATCTATCTTTTCTTTTGGGTTCATAATTAGTTTGTACTTTCATGTTATTTATTGTATTACTCCAAATGCAGTCATTATTATTATTGTTGAACCATACACAGAAACAGGTCCTGATGGTGAAGTGCCTGTTCCTGTGAGAGTTATTCCGGGTGGAACTGCTACAGTAATAACAGCATCCTGTTGAAATGCTTTGATTATTTCTTCAATTCGAATTCTTTCCATAATTTCATCAGGATTAACACCACCTGAAGGTAAAACACCAACAGGTAATCCCGCTTCACTTTTTCTGGCAATAATACGTGATGCAATTTTAGTTGGTGATAGACCGGGACGTAATGGAACACCAATTAATATCATTGGTGTTGGAATAGGTGGCGGTCCACCAAGAGATGAAAGACTTAATACTTTATTAAATCCCCCAATAATTGCATTAATACTACTATAATCAATTGCCATGTTACTTATTTGCCTTTAGTTCTTTAATACTAATCCATTTCCAACCCAAAAACCATTTGGTCATCAGTATCCTGAACCAATTTGGTTTTACAGTTGTTGCGAGTTGTGTGCCTTCTATATCACCATTATCAATGAGATAAACGCCCACAAACTGTTTGTTTAATTTTTGGTCTACTATCATATTATTTATTTAAAATTTATCCTGTTAAACTTGATGCAATATTACTTGTACCAGTTAAACTTAAAATTATATTAATATATTGATTTATTTTTTCTTTAATTACTTTTTTTATTACTGGTGTTAATAATTTTATTAGATATAAAATTGCTAATGCAAAAATAAATTCTGCAACTATTTTTATTATTTCTTTTGCAATACATTTAATACAAATCTTAAATTTTTTCATATCATCCTTTGGATTGCTAATTAATACAACTCCATTATTTTCAAAAGCACTCATTACACCCAATAATACTCTAATTTGTGGTGCAGTAGTTACAGCTAATAACATTGCCATTGTAATTGCACCAATTATTTTTTGAAAAAATCCATCTTTTATTGTTTGTTTATTTTCTGTAGATGTTTCTGTATTATTACTTTGGTCAATTGTTGCTTCTACGGCATTACCAACTGCAAATGGGTCAGTTGACCCAGATATTGATGAAACTAAATTTTTAAAATCATCATACGATAATTGTGCTGGCATAATACCACAACCCATATCATAATTTACAACACCATCAACCATTTCACGTGCTTTTTGAAGTAAATCTGCATAATCACTTGGTGAAATTGTAAATGAATCATCATCATTTAATAATTGTTCCAACATTTTTTGAATTTGTAATTCATCGTATGTTTGTTGTATTGTTTTATTTCGTTTATTTGTAAGTGTACCATAAATACTATCCATAGTATTACTTACAATTTCTTTCTGGTCAAGTATTTGCGCATTATCAATATAATTACTAAAATAATCACCAATATTTGAACTACTACTATTATGGGGTTTTATATTAAAACTATCTGATGTTGCATTATAATTAATTGTCATATTATTATATGGAGTATCAGTACCAGAATTTAAAATAGCATCATGTGCTGAACTATCAAAATTTGGAGTAGAAGTATTATATAATAAACTACCTTCACTTGAATTTTTATCAACTTTATATTTACCTGTGGTATCAACATTTTTTACTGGCATTATAACACCGTCTGATGCATATGTTGATGGTAATGCATCCCCAGAATTTGAATGTATAAATTGTTTTTTTAGTGCTGTTTTTAATTTTGGTTCTGAATTACCAACAACTTTTGTAAGCATTTGTCCCACCACTAATTTTAACGCTTCACTACCAGCAACAGTTTTTAATACATCAAGTAAAAACGGAATTATATCTTTTTTATTATTAACAGATGGATATAAATCAGTTGACCTTGGTGTTTTTTGTTGTTGATTTAATGAAGTATATGCACCAATAGTGGTAAAAACACCTCTTTTGTTATCAGATAAACTCATTATTCGTTATTTTTTTTTATTTTCTTTTTTCTCCAATTCATCGGCAACGAATTTAAGTAATTCGTTTCTTCTGTCAGTAGTTACTTCACTCTTTTCTTCTTCTCTATTGCTTTTATAATTATTATTAAAACCACCAACCTTATTATCAAAAACAACTTCTTTTAAATAACGAAGTAACATGATTTTTTGGTCTTGGTTTTTAGCTTCAGCAGCAATTAATTTTACAATTTGGTCACCAATAGCTTGAACTTCGCCACTTTCTTTTACTTTAGTTTCCCATTTTGTAAAAAGTCTAGTAATTTTTGCTTTTATGTTATGAGATTCGTCATAAATTTCTTGAAGTAATTTATTTACGCTTTCTTCATCAAATTTTAATTGTTTACGAGTTGGTCTTGGCATAATTTTATAGTTTTAGTACATATAAATACACATTAATTAGAAAGTGGATTTATCATAAAAATATCAAGAATTCCATTATATTTAAGTTTTTTACTTTCTGGATAATTTATAATATTTATATTTTCAAGATTAACGTCATGTACAATATTTAAATTTTTATCAATAATAACTGCATGTGTTGTGGGTGGTTTATCATTTGGATTATAATATTTAGGTGAATATACACTTGCATAGAAATATCCTTTAACTCCTTCCATATTTTTTAATCTATAAAATTCGGTTCGTAATTTAACAGTTGGTATTCCTTCTCTTTTATTTATTGTTCTATATTGATTATTATTATAAAGACCACCATCATAATTATATCCATATTTATGTAAAAAATGATAAAACGTATTAAACCATTCGTGTCCTAATGTATTAAAATTTGGTACTTCTTCGAGAGATAATTCAAGTAAACTGGCAATTGCTGCTTGCATACAATTACCATGACTTTTATCAATTATTGTTTGATAAATTTTAATCATCCAAAAAATCTGTTTTTTGTAAAAAATATATTTCTTTAAATGGTTTAATGCCTATTCTTATTTCTTTTGTGGATAATCCTGTTTGTTCTTTTAAATATAATAAAATTTTATTTTTAGCAAATTTATTTGTAACTCTTTTATTATATTTTCCTTCTGGAGTATCTTCCATAAATAATACTTGCCAATTTTTTAATACATTAACAATTGCATCACCAACAATAATTTCATTTCTTTTCATTATTGGGTCATTATTGATTTTATCTTCAATTTTGGATATTACAGAATTAATTAATTTCTCAAGTTGATGCTGACTTTCTGTTTCAATTTCATAGGTATATTCAACATTTTGATTAATTTCATCAATATAATCATCAAAAGATAAATTAATTTTCTTTTCAGTATAACTTTTTTTGCTATGGTCTTTATAATAATTTCTAATTATTGTTTGGCAATAACTAAATGCTTTTGTTTTATTTCCCGATTTAGTAATTTTATTTGGATTGAATTTTACCATATGCTCGATTAAATGTGTAAGAGCATTTGATTCAACCTCACTCATATCGTAATTACCAATATGAATGGGATATCGTCTTAATATGGATTGTATCATTTTTTTAAAAGGTTCAATAAGAATTTCATTATAAATTTTATTCTTTTCTTCTAAAGAATTAGAATTTATATAATCTATAACTGCTTGTTCTTCCTTTTCTGCAAAATATGGTACACTAACTTCGAATTCATTTTCATTTTCTTTCATTTATCATAGAATCAAAATAATCAAATTATTTATTCGACAATTAATTTTTGAAGTCTTGACATGTCGATTACTCTATCATTAGAAAAATTAGATTCTTTAGTTGCTGTTTCAAACCAAAATTTTCTTTCATCTACTGGCATATTTTTTAAATAGCTATCAAACATACTACCTTCACGTGTTGATAGATGTTTATAACCAATTTTTGGAATTGTAAATACTTTACTTGCGTTATTTAATGCTCTAAGTAAATATTCATACATAAATGCTAACTTAATATTAGATTTATATTTACCGAGATTAATAAAGTCAGATTTTTTAATTACTGCGCCACTTAATTTGAAATCAGAATATTGTTTTAATGAATTAGCATTTAAATAACCCATTTCGCCATTTTCACCAACAAATTGTTGTGCCCAAACAGTTTCATTTGTTAATTTAATACCCTCATTTTTTTCATTAACTTCAATCATCATGGTTAGAAAAATATCAATTTCTGGATATGTTTGAATATATTTTTCTACATTTCTAAAAAATGTTGTACCATATTCATCATCAAATTCAAGTACTGAAAAATAATTAGTAGTTACAGCATCAACTGCTAAATTAACTTGTGATTGATAATCAGTTTTACCTTGATTTTGTATTAAATTAAATTTAATTTTATCTTGATACTTACGAAGCATAGAATCTTTAAATGGAATAATTTCACCATCAAGATTTAATGGATATACTATAAGTACTTCAGGTAATTCGGTTATATTTTCTTGTTTATTAATAGATTCGATTGCCTTATCTAAAAGACTTGAAATCTGGTCATTATATTCATGTATTGGAATTATTATTGAAACGTTCATGTTTATTTTTATTTAAATTTTATAATTATTTTTATGATACAGCAGGTGGTTCTATTATATTAGTTTCTTGTATTGGTTGTATTACATTCTGAAATAAATTAATTCTTTGTGTTATATAATTAGAATAAATTTCCACTAATTGCTTTTCACTATCGTTTTGATTATATTTAGATGCATTTTTTTCCATTAAATCATATAATTCAGGACTAATATTATCATCTAAAAATTTAACAAGTACATCACCTGCTAATACAGGAAGGTCATAATAATTATCAGTCCATACACCAGCACCTTCAACTGCTTTAATTGGTGTACCATTTTCATCTCTTTCAATCATATATTCAGGCATAATATCTGGTTTTAAACAAATTGGAATTGTGCCAGATTTCATACATTCAAGAGGAAATGTACCAAAACTTGCAATTCTATCAATCCAAACTGCAGCAAAATTGCCTTGTAATCTTTTAGCAAAGTCAACTCTACGCATTGGTTGTGGTGGTTTGCTTTTTGTAACCATTGGGTCAAATGTTACCCAACTATATTGTGGATATTTACAAAAAAATAATTTTACAAATTTTGAAATTTCATTCGCATTTCTACCAATTACTGAAATTATTGGCTTTTGTGGAATATTTGACCTTTCAAAATATTCAGGAATTCCAATATTATATGTTTTAATATTGAATTTTTTACCATAAAATACATCAATCCATTCTTTAAGTGTTGGAGAGGTGGTAATGATATCATATATACCAAATGAAGACCAATCAGTACCCGGAATTAATGAATTAATCATATAATCAACCGATTGTAATAGACCTATTCTTACACAAGGTAAATTTTTAGTTTGTTCCATTACATTTGAAAATACTTCAGGAATTATCATAATATCTTCAGGACCTACAGTAAGTTTAGGGTCTGACATAGGTACATGTTTATGATTTGTAAGTTCTTTTTCAATCCAAACAGGTATAACATAATCACCCTTTTCTACCATAATTATTACTTCATATCCCATATTTTTTACTACAGTGGCATGAAAATAAAGTTCATATACACTTGCAACAGGATTAGTAGATTCAGGTACACAAAATAAAAATTTTGATTTTTTATTTACTATTCTATCTAATGATACCTTAATTTTTTCTATTTTTTCTAATTCAGCAACTTGTGTTGCATTTTTTATTTCTTCACTCATTTTATTTATTTTTATATTTAATTATTTTTTCAAAATATTTGTTATCAATTAAATCTGCAATTTGTAATACTTCTAAAAAACCAGTATAAATATTTTCATTATATGGTCTTTTTAATTTAATTAATTTTTTACCCCAAGGTGTACCTACATTTAAAATTTCAGGGTCAGTAGTAATAAGTACATCAACATCACGCCACATATCTATTGCTTTATCAACAAATTTATAATTTGTAAATCTGCATGATATTTTACTTAAGAAAAAAAGTGTGGGTGGTATACTAAATCTATTTTCAACATTCATTACTATAAAATTTGCAGAATTTGCATATTTTAATAAAAAATTATTAACATGTAAATCCATATTTTTATACATTATTGGTGCTGCACCATGTATTTCAAATAAATAATCCTCATACATAAAACGATTATATACTTCACGTGCTGTTTTTTTTATTTTTTCTTCTTTTTTAAATAATAAAAAGTCTGCAGGTGCTTCACCAGTTTTTTCATCTACTTGATAATCAATTGGATTAACATTTTCTGGTGTTTCTTCTGGTTCACGCATTTCTTTAACTATTTCCTCAGTATCTTTCCACTGATAATATTTAAAAAAATCATAAACATATGGTTGTTTTTCAGGAATTCCTTCTTCACCAAATTCTTGTGCATAAAATCTATCAAATTGAAGCCATTTTGCTCTTAATATTTCGTCAATAACGATACCTATTCTTATTTTACTCATTTTTTTTTCTTTTTTTATTATCTTTTAATATATTTAATTGATATTTGAGATGTTCATTTAATTCTTTCATTAATTCAGTATGTTTTTGAATTAATTCTGATTGTACTATATATATAGGATTAATACATTCAATTCTTGTATCTACTGATTGTGTTGGTATTATTATTATTTCACCTTGAAATGTTGCTGGTATAATTTTTTTTGTAACTTTTTGTGTGAAAGTTTCAATATCCACACTACGAATACCTGCAACACCAATATATATAACTAATATTTTATTTTCAATTTCTTTTTTCATTTTTTATTTAATTCTTTACTTTAAATAACACTAAATTTTCTAAATAGTATCAATTATATATTAATACGTGTTTTATTTAAAAATCTTGAATTATGTTGAAAATTTTTTTCGTAGTATTTATTTACTGAAAACAATAATAAAATATAAAAATTTATAAAAACATGGGAAAAGAAGAAGAATTACAGCCAAAAGAAAGTATTGGTGAAGTGCTTAAAAAATATAAAGAAAAACGTGGTGAAGGTATAATTCCATCACAACCAATATCTAATAATGTTATTGGTGAAATACCAAAAGCACCAACATTTAATCCACAGGAATTTGAAAAAACTATGATGAAAGAAACCGACCCAGATTTAATGACTTCATATGAAATTGTTAAATTACCTTCAAAGGGTTTATTTTATGCTAATCAAATTAATGAAGTTAATGTAGAATATATGACTTCAAAAGATGAGGATTTACTTACAACTCCTTCATTACTTGAAAGTGGTATGGTTTTAGATATGTTATTAAAAAGAAAAATTAAAACTGCTGGTGTTAATCCAGAAGATTTATTACCGGGTGACCGTAATGCAATTATCTTATTCCTACGTAGTTCAAGCTATGGTCCTGAATATACTGTACAAGTAACTGACCCAAGAACAGGTGTTCCTTTTAAAGCAGTTGTTGATTTACTTCAACTCAGATATAAAGAAACTAAAGAAATGCCAGACCAATATGGTTATTTTACAATTGAATTACCAATGCGTAAAAAAATTGCTACTATTAAATTACTTACTGCTGGTGAAGAAACAAAACTTTTTAAAAAATCAGAATCAATAAAAGAAGCATATAATGAAGAATATAGTCAATATAATACTTTAAAATTAAAAGCACATATTGTTGCAATTAATGAAAAATCAGATAGAGCATATATTGATAAATTTGTGGACGCAATGCCAGCACTTGATGCATTTACTATTCGTAGAAAAATAATTGATGTCAGTCCAGATGTTGATATGTCATATGAATTTATTGCTAAAGATGGCTTTAAATTTACTGCAAATTTAGCAGTTGGTATTGATTTTTTTTTCCCCAACACTTAGCGGGTGAGTATAAAAAAATGGTTAATGAAGAGATATACATTTTAACCAAACACGCTAAGTTTCAAGCAGATTATATCGAGAATCTACCAATATATCGTAGACGACATTTCTTATTTTTATTACAAAAAGAAAATGAAGAAATTGAAAGATTGCAAGAACAAGCAAGAAATAAAAACAATTTTAGACCAAGAAAATAAAAATCTTGGTCTTTGTATTTATATTATATAATATAAAATATTATTATGGCTGATGATAGTAGAACAAAAGCAATGAAAGAACTCCTTAATTTAACTAAGGAATTGCAAACTACATATAAAAGTAATTTAGATATTGAAAAACAAGTAGCTGATTTACAAGAAAGAAGAAGTGAAAGACAATCTCTTATTAATCAATTACAACAAAATTATAATGATTTAAATAATCGTCAAAAAGGTGTTTTAAATAATTTAATTAAATTACAAAATACTGAATACGATACTTTAAAAAAATTATCAAAACAACAACAATTAATTAATGAACAACTTCAAAAAGAAATAAAAGCCAGAGAAAAAATTGTTGATTTAGCAAGTGGATTAGCTTCTGCTTTAAAACAAACTTGGACTTTTTTACAATCACAAGATAAAAATATTAAAAGTACTATTCTTAATCTCGGAATGTCAGGTACTAAGGCAGATATGATGAGAGATTCATTTGAACAATCTGCTGGTTTTGTTGCAAGATTAGGTGGAAGCCTTGAAGATGTTCAAGGAATAATGGAAGGTTTTGCTGATGAAACTGGTAGAGCACGTGTTTTATCTTCTAATATGGTAAAAGATATTACAATGATTGGTAAAGGTACTGGTCTTGGAATTGAACAAGCAACAAAACTTGGTGCTCAATTTGAAATAATGGGTATTGATGCTAAATCAACAATGGATTATGTTCAAGGTGTTGTTGATACTTCTGAAAGAATGGGTGTTAATACAACTAAGGTACTTAAAAATATAAGTGATAATTTTAAAAAATTACAAGGATATACTTTTCAGCAAGGAGTAAAAGGTTTTGCTCAAATGGCAGAATATGCTGAAAAATTTAAAATTAGTATTGATGGTGCATTAAATGCTGCAGATATGGGAAGAACACTTGAAGGTGCGATTGGTATGGTGGCACAATTACAAGTAATGGGTGGTCAATTTGCAAAAATGGATATGTTTGAAACTTTATATTTCGCTCGTAATGACCCAGCCAAATTACAAGCAAAAATTGCTGATTTAACTAAAGGTATTGCTACTTTAAGAAAAAATATTGATGGTACATTTCAAAAATTTATTAGTCCTGCTGATATGGATAGACTTACCCAAGTTGGTAAAGCATTGGGTATTAATGCTGATGAAATGAAAGCAATGGCTTTAAGACAACTTGATATAAGTACAATGGCAGATAAATTACAAGGTATGGGTTTAACTGACCGTGAAAAAGAACTTATTCAAGGTGCTGCATTTTTTAACACTACCACAGGTAAATATCAAGTTCAACTTGCTGGTCAAATGCGAGATATTAGTAATTTAACACAAGACCAAGCTAAAAGTTTTGTTAAGGAAAGAGTTAGTTTAGAAGAACGTGCAAAACAAGCACAAACATTTGATGAAGTATTTAAAGCAACAATTAATGAATTAAAAGCAGCATTATTACCAATATTAAGAGGTATTAATACAATATTAAAACCAGTTGCTAATATAGCTGACTGGATTGGTGATTTTACTAAAGGTTCTAGTGGTTGGTGGAAAGCAGGTTTAATGTTACTTGCTGCTGGCGGTGCATGGAAAATAGCTTCTATTGGAATTAAAAATAGTATTGATAGTTTTATAAAAAGTGGTATTGGTAGTAAAATTACTAATATTGGTAAATTTGGTAAAGGTGGTGGACTTACTGAAGCAGTTGAAGGTGGTGCAGGTAAAGGCATAAGCGGTGGTGCTGCTGCTGGTATTGGTGCTGGTATTGGAATGGGAGCATTAGGTGTTGGTGCTGGTATTGGAGTTGCTGCTGTTGGTATTAGTAAACTTGCTGATTCTTTAAGTAAATTAACACCAGAAAAAGCAAAAATATTAAAAGATATTGTTAAATCATTAGGTTGGTTTGTAATTGGTGGTGCTGCACTTGCTGCTGCAATAATTGCTATTGGTATGGCAGCTACAATAAGTACTGAAGGATTAGGTATGTTAGCTCTTGCAGCATTAGGTATTGGTGCTGGTATTGGTATTGCTGCTGCTGGTATTGGATTTATGGCAATGGGTTTAGCAAAACTTGTTGAATCATCAAAAGGAGCAGGTCCTGCTATGTTAGAAGTTGGTGCTGGTATTGCTGCTATATCATTAGCAATGATGGGATTTACTTTTGGTGCGTTAGGATTTATTACATTTGCTGCAACTATGCATACTATAGCAAAACATGCTGATGCTCTTGTAAAAGTAGGAGAATCATTTAAACAAATAAATGCTGTAATGCATGGTAGTAAAGATGATTTTATTGCAGTTCAAAATGCAGTTGAAAGTATATCAAAAATGAATACTAAAGGTGGTGGTATGTTAGCTGATTTAGCAACACTATTAAAATCTCCATTAAAAGTTGAATTTGCTAATGGTGGTCAAGTTACATTACAAAATGATGTTACATTAAATCTTGATGGTGATAAATTTATGCATAAAGTTTATAATACAGTAATAGCAATTGATAAACAACAAGCATTAAAAACAGGTAAAGCAGGAAAATAATATTTATTTTCATATAATTTATAAAAAGTCTTGATTATTAAAATAAAATATTATAACTTTGACAAGTTTTTTCATTAAACTTCTACGAAACTATTTTAGTTAAATTAATTAATCACTCAAAAACTCTTTCTTTTAAATAAAAGAACAAAATTATAATATTTATTATTAATTTTTTCAAATCTAATAAAAATTTAACAACATAGGATAACTATGTTCAATTATTTTCATAATTGAAATTAGTTTCATAATTATTAATTTTATTTATAAATAAAAAATATTTCACCCTCAATTTTATTTTAAAAAAATAAGTAATTAATCTTTTATAGATTGGGATAGTTTTCACCAATGTAAAAATAGATATTATAAATTTATTCTACAAGTATTTATTTAAAAATAATATTAATGGCTGATATTAATGGAAATTCAAGGTTACTTGTAAGTGGTGAACAATTTAGAAATCAATTAATACCACGTAATTTATATAATCTTGATAATGAATATGAATCAACAGATAAACTTTCACTTAGAAATAAAAGTAAGGTTGCAGATTCTATTGCCAGTATTTTAAGTGTAATACCACAATATCAACATTTTAATATTGAAAATAGTTTATTATTAAGAGGATTTTCAAATACACCATTAACTGAAATTGGTACAAGAATGTTGGGTCAACAAATGTTTTATAATTCAGCATCACATCTTGCACAACAAAACCTTCCAACAGTTAATCTTTCAAATGTATTAAAAGGAAAAAGTCCTTTTGAAAAAAATATTAATAATACAATTACAATAAATAATCAAGATGATAAAAGTCTTTTAGATAAAGCGGGTGGATTTATTGGTAAGATATTTTTTAATACTGATGCTGTTGGTAATAACTATCCTTTTAAACCAAGTTTACATACTACAGGTTCAATTGGTTCAACAAATGCTGATTATATAAAAAATACTGGTAAAGGTCAATTAACGTATTTTTATCAAGGAATAAATTTAAATGTTTATAAACAAATCGGACCTGATGATAGTAGTTCAACAATTCTTCAAAATGGAGTTGATATTAAACAACCAATTCAACCAGTAAATAACATTATTAATAATCGAATATTTTTTAATTTTAATAATAAAAATGCATATCCTTATTTAAAAAAACCAAGTAATGTTTTTATTCAAAGTTCTATTGATTATGCTAATAATGATGAAAAAACCGCATATTCATATATAACATTAGGAAATACTATTCAAGAATATGCTCCAAATTATGATTTTATTTATAAAAATTTTGGTACAGCAAATAAATCTACACTTAAAGAAGATATTAATAATTTTGTTGATAATAAATCAGATATAACTACTGATGATATTGGAGATAAATTAGTTTGGGGTAGAGATGGTATTAATGATGACAGTAAAAGCTATTTAGCTCAACAACATGGTAATGCTGATGATGAAACAAATAATTTAAATTCAACATCAAATATTATTGATTATCGAATAAATGGTGGATTATTAGAATATACAAAAAATTTATTAAATGCAAGTTCTGGATATTTTGTTGATATTACAAGAAAAGTATTTAAAGAAAGTAATAATGAAATTATTGGTTTTAATGGTTCTCCATTATGGCAAGCAAATAATAGTAATTATGCAAGTGAAAGTAAAATAGCTGGGAAAACAGGTATACGTCAACATACAATGGTAGACCAGTATGATAGATTTGCAAAAACAATAAGATATAAAGGAAATATTGTTTATGGTGGTAATCAAAATTCAGTTATTTATAAAACTGTAATTCCAAAAATTCATCCAGAATGGGAAACTAATGATAATGGTAATCCATTTCTTAATCCTAAAAATATGATGTTTAGTATTGAAAATCTTGCAATAGTTGCAATTCCAAATGATAGTTATGGTATTATTGATGATGAATGGCATTCTATAATACCATTAAGTGAAGTTGGACCGTTTAAAGGACGAATTATGTGGTTTCCACCATATGATATACAACTTAATGAAACAGCAAGTGCTAAATATGAATCAACAGTAATGGTTGGTAGAAATGAACCAATGTATAATTATATGAATTCAGAAAGAACTGCAACACTTAGTTTTACATTACTTATTGATTATCCAGAACAACTTAGAAATTATCAAGGTGAAAATCAAAATAAAAATATTGCTGATTTTTTTGCATTTGGCGGTAATGAATTAGTACCTCAAAAAACAGTTGAAGATTTAGAATTATCATTAAAACAACTTCAAGATAAAATTACTCAAATAACAGGTCCGACAAAACAAGCCGATGTTGCACCAATATCAGCACCAGAGATAAAAATATTTTTTCCTAATGATATTCCAACTGATGCACAAGTTAATACTGTTATTGAAGATATGTATAATAATCCACTTCATTATGAAATTAGAGAAGGTTGTATTTCAGAAAAAGATGGTAATGGTTTTGGATTAAATGATAGTAAAAATGGTGGTATTTATGAAGTTGTTGGACTTAGTGCTGATACAGAAAATAGAACATTTGTTCTTACTGGTAGTTCGATTCCACAATATAATATATCTAATAAAAATAATTCATTAAATAAAATATTATCTGATGTATATAGTAATCCTGAAAATAGAAAATATTATGATATTATAATTGATGGTGGTTCATCTAAATTATATCAAGGTAAAGATGAAGCTGCTTATAATAAAGCACTTGGCGATAGAAGAATTGCAGCAGCAAAACATTTAGTTGAGGAACGTTTAAAAGCGATTTTTAAAGTAAGTTTAAATGAATTAGGAATCAATATTGTGTCAAATTTAAGTAGTGGTAGTGCTGACGGTAGTGCTGAAGGTGCAACAGTAAATGGTATAACTTTAAAAACTGTGAAAGAAGAAAGACGTGCATCAATTAATATTAAAAAAAATAATAAAAATATTGAATCAAAAAAACAAATACAAAATACAAATCAACAACAAGATGTCCAAAAAATAAAAAATGAAATAGCAGCGACTGAATATTTAATTAAACAATATAATAATCAAATTATTCCAAATGATAATATTTTTGCAACAAGAGAAAAGGCAATATTGAATGGTTTTGAATCAATAATTAAAAATAATTATTATCCAGCATTTCATACACAAACGCCAGAAAATTTTCATAGACGTTTAACTTTTTTACAGCAATGTACAAGACAAGGTTCTGCGAAACAATTTATTCCTGAAATTGATGCTGCAGGTACATTAAGAGCCAGAAATTCTGTTTTTGGTAGACAACCGATTTGTATATTAAGAGTAGGTGATTTTTTCTATACAAAAGTTATTATTGAAAATGTTACTTTTGATTATAATGAAACTACTTGGGATATGAATCCGGAAGGATTTGGTATGCAACCTATGATGGCTAAAATCACATTACAAATGAAGTTAATTGGCGGTCAATCATTAGAAGGACCTATCGATGCATTACAAAATGCAGTATCATTTAATCAATATGCAAATTCAACATTTAGTAAAAATGGCATGTATGCACGTCCTTCAAAAGTTTCAGCAGCGCAAATGAGTTATAAAAATGGTATATCAAATGATGTTCCAACAGCAAATAGTTCAGATGCAGTAAATAAAACATTACAAACACAAAATACACAAGGAAAATAATGCCATACAAAGACTATGATAGATATTCAATTTTAAAAAATTCAGATGGTACAATAGATTCTATGCCATTTGTAAATTTGCCTGTTAATTCTAGTGATAAATATGAATATTGGACTCCTTCAAGTAGATTGGATAAAATATCTCAAAAATATTATGGAAATCCTTTTTATGATTTTATAATACTTTACGGAAATAATATATATGCCAATGAATTTGATATTCCTGAAGGTGTTTTAATTAGAATTCCATTTCCACTTAATAAAGCAATTGCAGATTATGAGGCAATATTAACTGCATATAAAAATAATTAAATAAATTATTATAGGTCTTTTGCATGATAATTATGAATGTTTCTCATCTTTATATATTCCACAAATACATGGAATATTGAATTTTATATCATTATTTTTTAATATAAAATTAATTACATTTATTGGAAATTTTAATGGGATTTCAATAACAAAAATTCCTTTATATTTTATATGAGTAAATTCTGGATAACCTTTATGAATAATGTTTTCACAATCATTTGATGATTTTAAATATTCACACATTTCGGGAGATGCTAATATTAAACGAATATTATTTCGATTAATATTAATAAATTGATTTAATTTTTCAAAATTATTTTTATTTTTATTTAAAAATTTTAATTCATGTGTTTGATTATCTTTCATATGATTCTAATTTAGATTAAAAAATTTTTTCTATGTGAGCAAATATACAAAATTAAATCAATTTAACAAACATTTTTTATTTTTATTTAAAAAGATTTAATAAAAATATAACTGCTTTTATTTTCTTTCAACACATAATATTCTCCGTCAT